AAGCTCGATAAGGACAAGGCGCGCTTCCGCATTGACGGCGCGGTCGCGCTGGCGATGGCGATGGGCCTGCGGGCGCGCGACCGCGCCAAGCCGGCGATCGACGTCATGGCTTTGATCGGCTGAGCCTGCGAACGCAGCGTGGACAAGCACTTGGATTGCTAGCGAACGCAGCGTGTACATCTGCCGCGCAAAGGCCGAACATCTGGTGTCCAACTGCCCGCCGGCAAAGAGAAACCCGCCGGGGCGGCCGGCGGGCTTCCTTCATCCGCGCATCGTCGGACGCGTCAGAGTGAGACGCTATCGCCGACCAACGCAGCCACCTTACGCGATTCGGGAGGAGTGGAGATGGGCCTCAGCGGAATTCTTCTCGGCCTGATCAACATCCTGCTCGTGATCGTAATCCTGCTGCTGTTCGGCGCGATCGTGATGTGGGTTTTGCAGGCGCTCTCCTGGCCGGCGCCGCTGGTGGTGCAGCGGCTCTTTCTCGCCGTCGTCGCGCTGATCGCGCTCTATCTGCTGATCGCGTTGCTGTTGGGCGAGCCGGCCGTCCATCTGATCGGCCGGCCGATCGGGTGAGGCCGTCAAGCGTACTTGGCGGCCCAGGCGCGGTCGGCGTCCGACCAGCGATAGGTGCGGAGGCCGCCGATCGGCTTCCATGACGCGACGCGGAGATCGCCGTCGAAGATGTCGGCCTCGAAACAGGCCTCCTTGGCCGCAGCGAGCGCGGCCTCGAAGGTGGCGAACGGCCGGCCCTCGTTGAGGTAATGGCCGAAGTTGCTCAGATAGACGGTGAACATCATTTCGTCTCCGGTGTTAGCAGCGCGGCAATCGCCTCGGCGACTGCGGTGCGCACGATGGCGGTGAGTTGTTCCTCGTGGTCGCGTAGGGCGCGCCGCGTCTCCTTGGCGACCATCTCCTGCAAATCATCGGCGAGCGCGCCTTCAACGCCGTTTCTGACGGCGGTTCTCAGAAGATCATCTAGGGGCATCGTCGGTTCCGTTACTGCGGCTGAGGGCGGGAAGTCTCCTTCCCGCCCATGGCCGTCGCCATCCGAGAGCGTTTCAGCTACGGGCCGCTCTCGCTCGCCCAGCTTGTTCATCCGGCCCCAGGCTCAAGCGTCCCGGGCGCCGCCGGGGATTGCCCTCACCCGGGAGGTCGGCGGGACCGCCCGCCGCATTCGCCGGGGATGCCCTCACCCGGGAGGGGAGGCGGTCTGCGCCGCCTCCATTCGTTAAGCCCTTGCGGGCTTTGATCTGGCCCCCAGGCCAACCTGCATCTGAGCCGATAGGCGACCTCCTTGCCGAGGCGATGCAGGATCGGGTTCTTAGGGCTGGCAAGAGCCCGTCGCCTACTTTGACGGCTCGCGCCGTCCCTGGGGGCAGGTCAAAACCTGCGGGGGTGGAGAGAGCTTCGCCTCGCTGGCGCGCCGCCTGTGGAGCTAGTGCTTTCGCTTCGCTTGCCCGTGGCCAGTGCCGCTATCGCTTGTCTCCCTCCGCCTCATGATATAGGGCATCTTGCCCTAGGACGCAAGGGCTGGTCGCCGATTTTTTGCAGAAAAAGACGCAATCCCGAATCCGATGAACGTCGCCGTTAAATCGAAGGCCTTCCGGCGCAAGCCGGCGCTCCTGCCGCAAGCGACAGCGAGCGCCGAGACGCTGGTCCGCTATGTGACCGCGCAGGCCCACGCTCAGCTCGTCCGCGGCAACCTCGAAGAGATCGCGAGCAAACGCTGGCCGGCCGACAAGAGCGTGCGCACGATTGTCCGGGCGGTCATTGAGCCGCCGGCGGATTTATCGACGGTCCCGGCCCTGGCGGTGGTGGGGACCGATTTCGTGCAATCGTTGCAGCCGATCTCCGCCGCGGCCCAGGTCATGTCGGCCGGCTTGCTGCTCGGCTTCGAGCGTTACGCCCGAATCGTGCTGCCCGAGTTCACCGGGCTCGACGATCTGCCGACCCCATTCGTCGGTCCCGGCCAACCCGCCGGCGTCGCCGAGATGACCAGCGGCGCCTCGCAGCTGGATCCGTTTAAGATCGAGCTTATCGTCACCGCGACCAAGGAAATGATCTTGAGTGGCAACGCCGAGCGGCTGATCGGCGACGCGCTCAAACGCTCGGCTGCGTTCGCGCTCGATAAGGTGCTGTTCGACGCCCACCCGGGCGACGGGACCAGGCCGCCAGGATTGCGGAGCTACAATAACCGGCTCGCTGAATCGGCCGCGCTCAACAACGAAGCGGCGATGATGCTCGACATCGGCTCGCTGGTCTCGGCGAGCGAATCGGTCGCCGCCGCGGCCCCGTTCTATTTCATCGCCCGGTCGCGCCGTATCGCCTCGATGCGGCAAATGATGCGGCAGACGCCGCCTAATTTCACCCTTCTGCCGAGCGCCGCCAGCCAGGCCTTGCCGGAGAGCGTGCTCCTCTGCGTCGTTCCGCTCGCCTTCGCTTCCGCGGTCGGCTTGCCCGAGGTCGAGCTGGTCGAGCACGCCACGCTCGAGATGGATTCGACCCCGGGCTCGCCGGACCTCGCCCAGGCGCAACGCGTCCGCTCGATGTTCCAGAGCGATACGGTCGGCATCAAGCTGCGCCTCCCGGCGTCATGGGCGCTGCGCGCGCCGGCCGGCGCGAATTGGATCACCTGCCTTTGGCCGTCTGACGTCGGCGCCGGTGGCGAGGGCTTGCCCGACGCGCCGTTCGACGAGTTCACTTACGGCCGCCATCAATCCGGCTGGCATCCGGTATGCGAGGAGCCGCCGGCCTCGCCGCCGAACGCGGCTTATGTGCGATCGGGCAATGGCGCGCCAGGCGGCTGGCGCCCGCTCGATCCGCTCATCGCCCATCTCGCGCCGATCGCCTCGCCGCAATTCGCCGGCGCGCCGACTGCGCCTCCGCCTCCGCCCGGTGACGCCAGCAACCGAATCGCGACCACCCAATTCGTGCACGACAACGCCGGCAGCGGCGGCGGGCCTGGCGGCGGGATCGAGGAGGTGCCGGAGACGAACGGCGCCTATGCGCGGGTCCGCTTTGGCGGCGCGCCGGATTGGATGGATTTCAACGCCCTCCGCGTCGCCTCGCTCGATAATCCGACCTTCGAAGGCAGCCCGCGAGCGCCGACACCCGACCAGGGCGATGCGAGCACGCGCCTCGCCACCACCGATTTCGTCGCCCGCGATTTCCTGCACCGCAATGGCGGCCAGATGTCCGGCCCGCTCATCGCGGTCGGCAGCGGAGGCTTGACCAATGTCGGGCTCGGCCTCGGCAACGCCTCGACCGGCTTCTATCGCCAGAGCGACGTCGTGGTCATGGCGCTCAACGGCGTCAGCCACATGCAGATGATGACCGGCATGACGGCGTTTTTTGTCCCGGTCAATTTCGGCAATCAGCGCGTTCAAGGCGTCGGCGACGCGACCGTAGCGACCGACGCGCTCAATCGGCAATTCGGCGACGCCCGCTATGTCCAGCAGGCCGGCGGGCAGATGACCGGCCCGCTCATCACCGCCCCCGGCACGGGGCCGACCAATCCGGGCCTCGGCGTCGGCGATAACGCGACCGGGTTTTTCCGCGCCGGCGCCGGCGTCACGTCCGAGCTCGACGTGGCGATGAGCGGCGACGTTCACATGCGGTTCTTTTCCAATCGCACCGCGCAAATCATGTATCCGCTCAGCATCTCGGGCTGGCCGCTCAGCGCCGTGGGCGATCCGGTCGCTGACGGCGACGCGCTCAATCGATATTACGCCGACCGCCGTTATCTACAGCTCAGCGCCGGCGGCATCGTCGCCGGCCCGATGCAACTGTTGAACCCGCCCATCGTGCCGAACGACGTGGCGACCAAGTATTACGTCGACCAGAACGTCAGCCCGCGCGCGCCTAGCGCTCTGATCGAGCCGGTCGCAAGGACTGCGCCGGCAGGCGGCGCTTGGGTGCAGTGGTGGAATGGCAACTATCAGATTCCACGCGGCGGCGATTCGCGGATCATGGTTTGCGTTGCAATCAACGTCGACCACGCGACACAATCGAACACCGCAATCATGGGCGTGCGCTGCCAGGCTTTCCTTGACCCGTTCACCGAGCGGCATGCGTTTGCTTACAAACCCGGCCCGGCCGCCTATAGCGGCGGCATTTCAACGCAGTTCTTTCTCGACGTCACCGGAGCGCTCATTGTGCTGAACATCGAGATCGCGGCGCTGGAGCAGACGGCTTTCACCACCATCGCGACCGGCGATGCTCGCTCGCAAATCTGTATCGTCGATCTCGGGCCGCGCTAAAGGCCAGCGGCCCGTTCGATCGCCTGAGCCTTAGCCCGCGTCCATAGTCGCATGTCGAGGGCGATCAAGGCCGGCGTCCAGCCGATCCGATTGGCCTTCCGTTTCACCCGACCGCGCAGCGCGCGGACCCGTTCGTCGACCAGCCGCCAATGTCGCCCGCAGACCCATTCGTCGAATTCGCGCCGCGTCGTGCGGCGGCAGAACGGCACGCAACAGCGCGTCATGGGAGTTTGTAGCCATGCCGATGGAACCGCACGCCGGCGAAAGCCAAAGCGACTTTATGGAGCGCTGCGTTCCCGAAATGATGGGCGAAGGCCCCGACGCGCGCGACCAGGACCAGGCGGTCGCGATCTGCCTGGACATTTGGCGGCAGGACCATCCGGAGGACGCCTATCGCGGCGGCCGGCCGGCCTGGCGCCGGCAAGCTCCGGCGCCCGGCGAGGACGAGAGCCAAGCCGACTTCATGGACCGCTGCATGAACGCGCTGATGAGCGAGAACGGCGGCATGAGCGAGGATGACGCGCAGCGCATGTGCGAGATCGCCTGGGGCAACGGCGCGGCGTTCAATCCGGCGATCGTCAAGTCGACCAGCGCGCATGTCCGCAATTTCGAGTTCACCTTGAGCGACGAGACGGTCGACCGCTACGGCGACATCGTTTCGGCCGACGGCTGGGAGCTCGACAACTTTCGCCGTAACCCCATCGCTCTGTTCGGCCACAATCATGATTTCCCGATCGGCAAATGGATGGACGTCCGGGTCGATGCGGCCGACAAGGCGCTGCGCGCCCGGCTCGTCCTGGCGCCGAAGGGGGCCTCGCCGCGGATCGACGAAATCCGCATCCTGATCGACGCCGACATTCTCCGCACCGTCTCGGTCGGCTTTCACGCCCTGGCTCGGCCAGAGGAGATCAAGGATCAATCCGGCGAGCCGACCGGCGGCCTGCGCTTCGTCAAGCATGAGCTTCTCGAGTGCTCGGTCGTGCCGGTTCCGGCCAACCCGAACGCGCTCGCAATCGCCAAAGCGCTGCGCATTTCCTCCGACACCCTCAACCTCGCGTTCGCCGAGCCCGGCGATCGGCGCGGGCTTGTCAGGCGTCGGAGCTTCACTGGCGAGCCCGCCGCAATCCCTCCCGCGACAAGGTCGAAACCTATGTCCCTGTCTCAACGCATTGAGGACGCGCACGCGCGCCGGACCGCGCTCTGCGACCGCCTCACCGAACATCTTCGCACCATCGACGACGCCAATCCGAACGATTCCGAGGACGCCATCACTCTCGAACTCAATCGGCAGATCGTTCAGATCACGCGCCATATCGCCACGCTTGAGGACGCCGAGCGGGCGCTCATGCCGGCCGGCGGCGAGCCGATCATCGCCGGCGATCCGCCGGCGGAGCCGGAGCCGGCGCGCATCCGCGTTCAGGGGCCACGAGGCCGAGCGCTGATGCTCACCTCGAGCCCGATTGCGGTTCAGCGGCTCGACGGCTCGGTGAAATACCGCTCGCCGCGGGCCGTGTCGCTCAAGCGTAAAAAGGAGCTTGATCCGGTCGACTACCTGGTCCGCAACGGCGTGATCACGCTGTTCGCGCATCGCCTGCGCAAGAACGCCGACGACGTTCGCCAGGCGCTCTACGGCGATGACGAGATGACCAAGGCCGCCTTCATGTATGTTCAGAAGGCGACGACCGAGCCGGCGATGACCAACGTTCCCGGCTGGGCGCAGGAGTTGGTCACCGAAATCCAGGGCGACTTCATGTCGCCCTTGATGCCGACGGCCGTCTTTCCGCAACTGGCGGGGCTCGGCCTCTCGCTCGACTTCGGCCGAGCCGGGCGGATCGCCATTCCGACCAGGTCGCGGACGCCGACCATCGCCGGCGCGTTCATCGGCGAAGGCCAGCCCATCCCGGTCAAGCAGGGGATGTTCACCGCGCAGATCATCCGGCCGAAGAAGCTCGGCGTGATCACGGTCATGACCCGCGAAATCGAAGATCATTCGATCCCGGCGATTGAGGCGCTGCTGCGCGACGCGATCTCCGAGGACACTGGCATCTCGATTGACTCGGTGCTGCTCGATTCGAACCCGGCGACTGAAATCAGGCCGCCCGGGATTCGCAACGGCATCACCCCAATTACGAATACGCCCAACACCGGAGACTATACGGTCGCCTTCAATCGGATGGTCAGAGACATCCGCAACGTCCGGGCGGCGCTGATCGGCGACACGCACGGCAACGTCCGCGCGCCGTGCTGGATCATGAACCCGATCCGGTCCGACGCCATCGCGCTCACCCCGGCGCCCGGGACCGGCCTGTTCCCGTTCCGCGACGAGATCAGGGGCGGCGCGCTCGAAGGCTGGCCGCTGTTCGAATCGACCTCGGTCGACCAGAGCCAAATGATCGCCGTCGACGCGGCCGATTTTGTCACCGCCGGGCAGGGCGCGCCGGTGTTCGAGGTTTCCGATCAGGCGACCTTGCACATGGATGACGATCCTTCGCAGATCGTCGACGGCGGCACGCCGGCGGCCCCGGTGCGGTCGCTGTGGCAGACGGACAGCTACGCGCTCCGGCTGCTCATGCGGCTGAACTGGATGATGCGGCGGCCGATGGTCGCCTACCTGACCGGCCTCGCCTGGTAGGCAAAACAAACCGCCGCCGGCGCGCCCGGCGGCGGCTCCAGGAGATTCCGCCAATGACCGATCTCAATGAAGCGCGCGCCTTTCTCGCTGAGCAGCGGGCGGCGCGCGTCGGCGAATTCGCGCTCACCCGCGGCACGCCCTCGCAAGACGAAAGCGACCGGATGGCTGAGGGCGAGGTCGTCATGCTGAAACGCTGGGACCTGTCGCCGGTCGACCCGCAATCATTCGATCCGACTGAGCCGCCAGGCCGGCCGACCTCGCCGCCGACGAACACCGTCGCGCCGGTCGTGACGGCGGTCCCCAACCTCACGGAGGGCTCGGCGGCGGTCGTCTCCAATGGCACCTGGACAGGCTCGCCGACCCTCGCCCGGCAATGGAAACGCGGCGCGACCAATGTCGGCACCGGCGGGACCAGCTACACCTTCGTCGCCGCCGACGTCGGCGCGATGATCTCTTGCGACGTCACCGGCACCAACGCCGGCGGCTCGCTGACCGTGAGCACCAATGCGGTCGGGCCGATCGTGGCGGCGGCGCAAGAGCCCGAGAATGGCGATGACGGCGAGACGGTTCATCCGACGCGTCGCAAGCGATAGGCAACCAGGAGAACGGAAAATGACCGAAGATGCTGAGAAGGCCGCGCGCGATACGCTCGCCAAGCAGAACACGGCCCGCGCCGAGCAGACCGAGGCGGCCAAGGCGCGCCACAACTGGCATGCGACGCCGACGCAAGAGGAGATCGATCTCGCCGCGCTTGGCGTGCCGGTCGACGCCATCGCCAAGAGGGATGACGGCTCCGGCCCGGATCGATACGCGACGCGGGCGATGCAGCCGGCCAAGCGTCCGGGCGGTTACGAAACGCGTTGATGATCGATGATCGGCGGGCGCCTTATCGCTGCGGCGCGGGCGCTCGTCACGCGAGCGGTCGAAGGCGCCCCGCGCCCCGGTCCCTGGTATTTGCCGCTATCCGGCGGCTGGCTCAGCGCCGAGGCGGGCCAGTTCTGGAATTGGTGGCAGATGGGCCACGACGTCGAGACGATGGGCCGCTCGGCGATCGTCGAGGCCTGCGTCTCCGCCTACGCGCAGACGATCGCCATGTGTCCCGGCGATCATTGGCGCGCGACGCCGCTGGGCGGGCGCGAGCGGGTTGAGAATTCGGCCGCCTCGCGGCTCTTGCGCAAGCCGAACGCCTATCAGAGCATTTCGGACTTTCTGCTCAATCTCGCCCGCGAGCTTTACAGCGACGGCAACGCCTACGCCCTCGCGCTGCGCAATGACCGATACGAGGCTGACGAATTTCACCTGATGACGTCGGCGCTCTCCCGGCCACTGCTCGCGCCCGAAGGCGAGGTGTTCTACCGGCTCGCCGGCAATGACGTGATCGCCCGGCAGCTTGGCCGGAGCGCGAATCAGGAATTCATCGTCCCCGCCCGTGACGTGCTGCACATCCGCCTCAACGCCCGGCGCGCTCGCGAACCCTGGCCGCTGATCGGCGAATCGCCGCTCGCCGCGACTTACGGCGACCTGATGACGCAAGGGGCGATCCTCGCCTCACAGGGCGCGTTTTATCTGAACCAGGCGCGGCCGAGCGCCGTCCTGTCGACCGACCTGGTGCTTGATCGAGCCCAGGTCGAGGAGCTGAGGCAACGATGGGACGAGCAATCCAAGCTGTTGAAAGCCGGCGGCACGCCGATCCTCACCGCCGGGCTCAAGGTCAATCCATGGAACGTGTCGAGCCGCGATGCTCAGATGGCCGAATTCCTCAAGATCTCCGAGGAGCACATCGCGCTCGCCTTCCGCATCCCACTCCAAATCCTCGGCCTCGGCGGCGGCTCGCCCGGCGGCTCGACCGAAGTGCTCATGCAGATGTGGATCGCGACCGGCCTCGGCTTCGCGCTCGCCCATATCGAGGAAGGTTTCGGCCTGTTCTTCCGCCTGCGCGGCCAGCCTTACGAATACATCGAGTTCTCGACCGACGCGCTGCTGCGCTCGGCATTCAAGGATCGGATGGACGCTCTGACCAAGGCGGTGCAGGGCGGCATTTTCTCACCCAACGACGCGCGCAACTCGGAAGGCCTCGATCGGGTGCCGTTCGGCGACGAGCCGCGCGTGCAGCAGCAAGTCGTTCCTCTCTCGGCGGCCGGCAAGATCATCGCGCCGGCGCCAGGCCCGCCCGGCGCGCCGGCGGCGCCAGCTCGAGCCCCGGAGCTTGATCCCGATGAAATCAAACGAGCGCTTGCCAACGCCCGACGCACCGTCGCAGCCCTCCGCCGCGACCGCTACCAGTAATGTCAACGCCTTCGCCGAGGCGCTGATCTCGCAGCTGTTCGCCGACCTCGCCAACGAGTTCGAGCAGAAATTCAGGACGCTGGCGTCCGATCTCATGGCTAAGATCAACGGCCTGGCCGGCGATATCCAAGGCCGCTCGATCGACATTCAGCTTGGCTGGAAGCGCGACGCCGACCGCGAGGTCGAGCATCTGATCCGGGTCGCCAACCGGGTCGAGGGCTTCACTCAGCCGCCGCCGGGCGAGAAGGGCGAGCGCGGTCCGATGGGGCCGCAAGGCGAGCGCGGCCTGCCCGGCGAGCCGGGCCAGACCGGCGCGGCCGGGGCCGAGGGCCCCATGGGTCCGCAAGGCGTCCAGGGCGAGCGCGGGCCGCAGGGCGCGCGGGGCGAACCGGGCCTAGCCGGCGCGCCAGGCGAGATGGGACCGGTCGGCCCGCAGGGGCCGATGGGCGAACGTGGCCTGCAAGGAATCCGCGGCGAGCCGGGACAACCGGGCGCGCCCGGCGAGATCGGGCCGCAGGGCCAGCAGGGGCCGCAGGGAGAGCGGGGGCCGCAAGGGGCGCGGGGCGAGCCCGGCCAGCCCGGGACGCCCGGCGAGGTCGGCCCTATGGGGCCGCAGGGGGCGCAGGGCGAACGAGGGCCGCAAGGCGCGCGCGGCGAGCCGGGCGAGCGCGGCTACAAGGGCGAGAAGGGCGACAAGGGCGAGACCGGCGCGAAGGGCGATCAGGGTCTCGAAGGTCCGCCTGGCCTACTGCCGCTCATCGGCGAATATGAGGCCAAGCGGGTCTATTACCGCGCCCAATGCGTCACCTTCATGGGCGCGCTTTATCAGGCGATCAAGGACACCGGCGAGCCGCCGCCCGATCACGACGCCTGGCGGTTGCTCGCGGCGAGCGGTCGCGACGGCGTGAGCCCGCGGAGCCGCGGCACCTTCGACCGCGCGGCTGACTATCGCGAACTCGATATCGTGATGACCAACGGCTCATCGTTCATCGCCAAGCATGATCAGCCCGGCGAATGTCCCGGCGAGGGCTGGCAATGTCTCGCCCTGGTCGGGAAGCGCGGCGATAAAGGCGAGCCAGGCGCCAAGGGCGCGAAGGGCGACCGCGGCGAGAAGGGCGAGCGCGGGCCGGCTGGGGTCGACGGCGCGCCGGCGCGCGAATGGGTGGCGAACCGCATCGAGCGCGACACCTATACGGTCTTTCCCATTCTCAGCGACCGCAGCGAAGGCCCGCCGATCGAGCTTCGGCCGTTCTTTGAGCAGTTCGAGAGCGAGACCTCATGATGATTCAGGAACGGCAATTCGCCCGCTCCGGCGGAGTTCGCTCGCTCTATCGCGCTTGCGCCTTGCGGGTCATTCGCGCGACTGAGCCCGGCGCGACCCGCTGGCCGGATGATCCGGTGGTCGAGATGGTGCTGCGCGCCGGCGTCTCGCCGGCGAGCCTCGCCGACACGCCGGAGCTGCAAGGCGTGCTGACCGAATTCCTGGCCGGGCTCACGCCGTATAGCGCCGCGGCCGGATTGTTCGCCCTCGCGAGCAGCTTGACGTTCGGCAACGCGGCGACCATCGCCCTGCCGCGGATCAGCACCCTGCCGCAAGCCGATTGGGTGCGCGAGGGCGCGCCGATCCCGGTTGTCGCCGGCATGGCCGTAGCGGTCAGCATGACGCCGTATAAGATCGGGACCATCGTCGCCCTGTCGAACGAAATGATGCGCTCAAGCTCGGCCGAGGCGGTGGTGCGGGCGAGGCTCGCCGACAACATCGGCCCGGCGCTCGACCGCTGGCTGTTCAGCGAAAATCCCGGCGTCGCCGGCCTGCGCCCGCCCGGGCTCCTCGCCGGCGTCAACCCGGAGGACGCCGAGGCGGCCACGACCAATCCGAACGACGCGATGGTCGCGGACGTCCAGACCCTTGTCGGCGCGCTCGCCGCCTATGGCGGCAACGGCAACATCGCCCTTATCGCTCCGGTCAAAACCGCGGTGCGCATGATGATGCGCGGCTTCATCGGCCCGCGTTCGCCTTTCCCGCTCTTGATCGCCGACCAGCCGAATTTGATCGCGGTCGCCGCGGCGGCGCTCGCGGTGGCGATCGACCCGCCGCGGATCGACGCCGGCGGCGAGGTCATGCTGCATATGGACGACATGCCGGCGGAGATCGTCGACGACGGCGGCGTGATGGCTTCGCCGGTCCGCTCCGCCTGGCAGACCGATTCGACCGGGCTCCGGTTCATCTTGCCGGTGAGCTGGGTCATGCGCGCGCCGGCGGTCGCCTGGCTGACGCCGAATTGGTGACGCGCTGCGCTCCCAAGCCCGATCACTCAAGGCTCACGCTCACCGCAGCGGATGAGACGCACAAAACCAACGCAGCGCGTCAAAGCGGGTGAATGAACAATGGCTGACGTCCGGGTCAAGGTTCTCGAGCCGGCCGAGAAGGCGAGCTTCCTCTCGGTGCGCGAAGCCAAGCTCTTGCTCGGCCTGCCGGTCGACGGCGGCGACAGCATCGCCGACGAAACGCTCGAGCTGCAGATCGCCATCGCCTCGGCGACTATCATGCGGCTGTGCAACCGCATGATGGCGAAACAGAAGGTCGTCGAGACGTGGTTCGACTTCGCCGCGACCAAGCTGTTTCTGCGGCACTTCCCGATTGACGAGGATGAGATCGAGGAGGTCACCACCGGCCGCGGCGGCGGTCCGCTCGCGCCAGGCGATTACGCACTCGAGGAGGAAAGCGGCACGCTGTGGGGTTTCGGCCGCTTCGCCGAGCCGGTCACCATCACTTATTCGGGCGGCTACAAGCTGCCGGACGAAGCGCCGCTCGATCTCAAGCAGGCGACGCTCCTCATGCTCAGCCAGGCGCGCAGCCAGGCGACCCGAGAATCGATCGAGGGCATCCGCATGATCGCTCACAAGGATAGCCGAGTGCTGTTCTTCGATCCGAACCAGCAGACCAAGGCCGCCGGCGCCGGCGCGGCGACGCGCTCCGGCATCCCGGCGGTCGACGCGCTGCTCGATCATTACACCCGCCTTTGGGCGTGAGGTTTCAAGACTTCAACTGAAGGTTTGAAAATGGAGATCACCGCGGACGTCGATCCCGTGGACGCGATCCTGCGCCATCTCGATCGAATCGAGCGCGAGGCCGAGGAGCTGAGGGCGGCGCTGCCGGTCGAGTTCGCCGACTGGCAAGAGAACGACATGAACCGGCGCTTCGCGACCTCGCGGACGCTCGACGTCCAACGCCCGACCGCCAACTTCACCCGCGCTTCGACCGTCGTCTGGCCGACCTCGCGCCGCCGGGTGAAGCGCCGCCGCCGCGTGATCCGCCGGCTCAAGAAAGCCGGCCAGCACCAGCGCATCGTCCTTTCAAGCCGGCCACCGCTGCGGCGCGAATTGATCGACCGCTTCCAAGAGCGGTTCCGCAATCTTCTCGATCGGAGCTTCTGAATGGGCCTCGATATGTCAGCGCTCGTGAAGCTGCCGGCGATGGATGTGTTCGCCCGGCCGATCGACGTCACGCCGATCGCCTCCCAGCCGGGCGTTGGAAGCTATCGGGCGCGCGGCTATCTCGGGACCACCGAACTTGACGTGGGGGCCGAGGACGGCTCGGTCGTTACCGACCAGCAGACCTACCTCGACGTCCGCGACGCCGAATTCGCCGTCGTGCCGCGGCAGCGTGATCGAATTCACATCCCGGCTGACGGGACGGTGCCGGCCGCCGGCACGTTCGAGGTAGTCAGCGGCTCGCAGGACGGTGGCGGACTGACCACGCTCGTCATCCGCCGTTTCGAACCGAGCCGGCCGTGAAGCCGCGCGCGATCGAGGAGGAGACGCAGAGCTTCACGCTGGCGCTGCGCGACGCGTTCATGGAGGCGGCGTTACGCCTGCCGGCGTTCGACGGCTTCACCTCGCGCGAGACCAAACAGCTGCCGACTCAGACCGCCGATCTGCCCTCACTCGGCGTCTATCTGATCGACGAAACCATGATCCCCGAGGGCGACGGCAACGCCGGCAATCTCAGCTTCGTGGTCACCGCCCGGATCGGCTTCTCGATGGTGATCATGAACAACGACCCGCGGGCGACCGAGACGACCCTCGACCGGCTCTACGTCGCGCTGATGGGCGGGCTGTGGCGCGATCCCTACCTGACGAATTTCCTCGATACGTGGAACCCGCATCTAGGCCACGGCACGCCGATGAACGCCCGCTTCGAGGCGATCCCGCGCCAGATGGCGCGCCGGGTCTATGGCGCGCTCGCCGCGGCCAACGAAACGCCGATCGCCGAACAGCAATACGAGGTCTCGCTGCTCTACCGGCGCGACTTTGAGCCGGCGATCGAGGACGAGCTTCTGGAAGTCGACTTCAAGACGGCCATCGGCTTCCCGGATCACGACAAAATCCAACAGGTCGAAATGCCGATCCGCTTCATGCGGCCGAAGAACGGGAGTGCGAAGCATGGTTGAAACCAGAATGCAGATGGCGCCGGCCACCCGCACGCCGGCGGGCAACGCGCGGCTGGCGCGGCTCGACATGATCAAACGGGCCAACGCGACGCCGCGGGTCAAGGTCATGCCTGGCGACGACGCCATGCGCCGGTTGCTCACTCACCCGAGCGGCGTCGGCTTCCATGCCACCGGCGGCGCCGAGTGGCCCTTTGACCGCTTCACCCGGCGACGGCTGAAAGAGGGCGCGATCGTCCTCGCCGCCAAGACCTAAAGCGCCGCCGCGGCGTCCCGGCTTCAAGGCCGCCAACCCTCGCAACCCGACCGCACCACCAACCCCCTGAAAGGGAGGATGAGCCATGCCGATCTCGTTCACCGCCATCCCGGCCAATTGGAAAGTTCCCCTCTATTGGGCGGAGGTCGATTCCTCGATGGCCGGCCTGCCGTCGTTCCGCCTCCCGGCTCTGCTCGCCGGAATCATGCTGCCCGAAGGCGACGCCGAGGAGAGCGTGCCGACGCCGATCGCCACCCAAAGCCAAGCCGACGCCCGGTTCGGGCAAGGCTCCGAGATGAGCCGAATGTTCAAGGCGTTCTTCGCCAACAACTTCGCCAACGAGGTCTGGGGCGTCGGCTGCAAGGAGCCGAGCCCCGGAACCAAGGCGAGCGGGGTGATGACCGTCAACGCCGCGGCGACCGAAGCGGGGACGATCCATTTGTACGTCGGCGCTGATCACGTGCCGGTCAACATCGGCAGCGCGGACAGCGAGGAGGATATCGCCGACGCGATCGCCGACGCCATCAACGCCCGCGGCGATCTGCCGATCATCGCCTCCGGCCCCGGCGCCGGCGGGCCGCCGCTCAGCCTGTCGTCGCCGACCGTTTCCGGCGCGCCGGAGATCGGCGTCGAGCTGACGATGACCGATGGCGTGTGGACCGGCAGTCCGGACAGCTTCACCCGCGCTTGGCTGCGCGACGATGTGCCGATCCCCGGCGCGACCGCGACAAACTATACGCTGGATGATGATGACGAGGATAAGACGATCAAGGCCTCGGTCATCGCGCATAACGCCGGCGGCGACAGCTTGCCGGCCGTCAGCGATCCGATCGGGCCGATCACGCCGCCGCCGATCGCCGCGCCGACCAACGTCACCCGGCCTGTGATCAACGAGGTCATCCAGAGCCGTCGGGCCGGGCGGGCTGCGGCTGCGGCCGACGTCACCGTTATTTGCAAATGGGCCGGCTCGTCCGGAAACGAAATCCGCCTGTCGCTCAACTATTCCGGCCGGCGGGGCGGCGAGATTCTGCCGACCGGCCTCGACCTGCAGCTGCCCGCGACCGGGCATCTGACCGGCGGCGTCGGGGAGCCGAATTTCGATGACGCGATCGATAACCTGCGCGAGACGAATTACGAATACGCCTGCATCCCCTACACCGATACGAACTCGCTGCGCGCCTGGGAGGACGAGTACGGCTTCTCGGACATGGGCCGATGGGGCTGGCGGCGTCAGCTCTACGGCCATTGCTTCTCCGCTCGCCGCGGCGACTTGCGGAGCCTGCTGACGTTCAGCGAGTTCCGCAACTCGCCCGTCATGTCGGTCATGGCCTTCGAGGCGGCCTCGCCCTCGCCGGCGTTCGAATGGGCGGCGGCCTATACCGCCAAGGCGCAGCGCGGCTTGATCAACGATCCGGCCCGGCCGCTGCAAACCTTGGGCCTCAAGGGGATCAAGCTCGCGCCGGAAAACGAGCGGTTCGATCTCCCCGAGGTCAACGTGCTCGCGCACCACGGCCTCGCCACCCAGATTCCAGGCGACGGCGATGAGCCGATGATCAGCCGGGAAACCACGACTTACCAGCTCAACCTCTACGGCTTCGAGGATGACGCCTATGAGCTGGTGACCACGCTGGCGACGCTCGCGCGGGTGCTGCGCAACCAGCGCCAGGCGATCACCAGCAAATTCCCGCGTCACAAGCTCGCCAACGACGGGACCAGGTTCGGCCCCGGCCAGGCGATCCTCACGCCCGGCATCGCCAAGGGCGAGCTGATCGCTCAGTATCGGATGGACGAGTTCAACGGCCTGGTCGAGGACACCCGCAACTTCAAGAAGCATCTGTTGGTCGAGCGCGATTCGAATAACGCGAACCGGCTGAACGTCCTCTATCCGCCAGACCTCGTGAACCAGCTGCGGCTGTTCGCCGTGCTGGCGCAGTTCCGCCTGCAATACGATCGCGGCGTCGATTCCGACCTGGCGATCGCGGCCTGAGTACCGCCGCCGGCGCGCGGCGGCTAACCCTGAAAGGAAACGTCGATGGCTCAGCGCTTCGCTGGGATCGCCTTCGTGTTCGTCGATGGCGACCAATATCCGCTTCGCGGCAACTTCACGGTCTCATCGAGCGCCGTCGAGCGAACGATGATCGCCGGCCAGGATGGCGTCCATGGCTATCAGGAATTGCCGCGGGTGCCCTACATCGAGGGCGACATCTCCACCACCCGCGGCCTGCTGCTTGAGGACTTGGAGGCGCAAACCGACTCGACGGTGGTCGCCCAGCTCGCAAATGGCATGCAATACACCCTCGTGCAGGCGACGTGCCGGGCGGGCTTCGAGAATAACAGCCGCGACGGCCAGGTGCGGGTCCGTTGGGAAGGCCTCTACTGTGAGGAGATTGCGCTTTGAACGAGGTCCGCGAAGGCTTCCTGGCGCCGGGCGCGCCGGGCATCAACGACGATCCCATGGCCGGCGAGCGCGAGGCCTATCTGCGCGAAACGCGGCCGGCTGAGCCGCCGCGGACCGGCTCTGGCAAGCTGGCGCGCGCCGAACGCCAGGAGCCGCCGCGCGCCGAACGCCAGGAGCCGCCGCGCCGCCGCGAGCCGGAGCCGCCGCCGCCGGCCGAAGGACCGGCCGCGACGCAGGAGCCGCCCGCCGAGACCTGGCCGATCACCGTCAAGCTGCTGCACAAGCCGACGCGCAACAACAAGAACGAGCCGATCAACGAGCTAACGTTCCGCGAGCCGACCGGGGGCGATATCAATCGCTACGGCAACCCGGTGCGGATCAATCAGGACGGCGACGTCATCATCGACGAGCGCAAGATGACCATGATCATCTCGAGCCTGTCCGGCGTGCTCTTGCCGTTCGTCGAGCAGCTTGACCCGCGCGACTGGAACTCGTGCGCCTATCGGCTGCGCGGTTTTTTTCTACCCGATCCAGCGGCATGGTGATCGGCGAGGACGACAACATTGTCCTCGATAGCTATCGCCTCGCGCGCTTCTATCGGCAGAGCCCGGACGTGTTCCTCAGCATGCCGTTGAGCGAGGTTCGCGTCCACATGGAACGCACCATCCAGCTCTCGCGCCTGCTGCGCTCAGAGAGCGCCGACGAGGATTAAGGCCGATGATTCCCTGGCCGCTTGTTCGCTTGATCGATTGGCTCGCCTCCCCGTTCGGGTTCGACACTTACGTGCGGGCGACCGGCGGTCCCGGCTGGCATTGGGGGCGCTTGGGCGCGGAACGCGTGTTCTTCGTTCGTCGGCCACCAGGACAGAAACGGCATAGGGCGCTGCGGCCGAAACGCGCGAGCGATGGCGACTAAGAACCGGCACACGTTATCTGGGTATCATACGTCGCAGGGCCGGCGGCGGCCTGCCTGCTAGGGCGCGCCGAGCTTAACGGGGCAACGGAATCGTGGCTACCGAATACGAGTCGCTGCGCCTCAACGTTTCGCTTGTCGACAACGTGACAAGCCAGCTCGAGAAGATTCGCGGCTCGCTCGCCAGCCTTGGCGGCGGGCCGGCGGGCTTGGGCATGGAACGGCTCAAGGCCAGGACCGCCGAGCTAACCGAACAGATGAAGGGCCTGGCGACCGGCTTTGAGGGCGGCAGCGCCGCCGCGTTGAACGTCGCCAAATCGCTCGGCCTGGCGACCGCCGGCGTGGTGGCGCTGGGCGTTGCGGTGGTGAAGGGCGTAGCGGGCCTCAACGAATACGCGCGGGGGATGCAGCAGCTCGGCAACCTGGCGCGCCAGACCGGGATCGGCGCGGCGCAGATTCGGGAAATGTCCGAAGCCTTGCAGCGCTCCGGCGTCGCCGCCGATCGGGCGCAATCGAACATCGCCGGCCTCGCTCATGCGATGGCCGATATCAGCCGGGTCAATAGCGAGCTGCGGCAAAACCTGCTGCGCGGCCTGCAAGGCGATGACCGGCAGGCCATGGAAATGCTGCTCGGCGATCTCGGCCGGGTCGCCAACAATCCGGCGGCGTTCGCCACTCGGGTGCGCGAAGCGCTCGACAACGTTTACGCCAACGTCTTGGAGCGCACCAAGTCGTCGACCCGCGCGGCGGAGGCGCGGCAGCGGTTCGCCGAAGCGTTCGGGATGCCTGACCTGGCGCAATTGCGCGGCGAGATCGCCAGCGTCACGCCGGCGATGGAAGCGATGATGACGGCCCGCATCGCTCAATCGGAGAAGCTGGTCGAGGTGACGACGCAGATCGGTCAGAGCTGGGGCGTGATCAGCGATTCGGTCTCGGCGCTGGCGACGCCTGCGGTCACTTTTGTGCTCAGGGGCTTTGCCGATGTGCTCAGGGATGTGGCCAGCGAGATTCAGGCGGCGGTCGAAGCGCTACGCTCGTTTGAGCCGCCGGAATGGTTGAAAACTATCGGGCGCGTTGTCGGGGCGGGCGCGCAAAAGACGGCGGAGGCGCTCAGCTACGCCGCTGGCACGACGGAAGGCGGCGGCGCGGGCGGCGCCACGCGGCGGGCGCTTGGCTCGGCCTGGAACAAACTGAGGGGCGGCGGCGCTCCAACCGGTCTTGAGGCGGCGGCGGCGATCCCGGTGCCGCAGTTCCAAACCGGCGGAATGATCGGCGCCGGCGAGATGGGCCTCGTCGGCGAGGCGGGGCCGGAGTTGTTCGCGCCCGGGCAGAGCGGGGCGATCCTGCCGAATTGGCTGCTCAAGCTGATGGTCAAGCACATGGGGACTTATGGCCTCATGGCCGGCCTCAAGATGGCGGTCAAAGACGCCGAGCAAGGGCACACGATGCGGACCCGCCTGCGCGGCATGCTCGGCCTCGAAGATCCGGGCGAGCCGGCGCCATGGCAAGCCGGCGGGGCGTGGAAGCGGCAAGCGGGCGGCTCGGTGACCGGCGGCGGCAGCTACCTGGTCGGCGAAGCGGGCGCCGAGCTGTTCATGGGCGGCGGCGGCGGCCAAGGCGGCGAGGGCCGGCGGCTGATCAGCGAGCAGAACCGCCAGATGCAGGAGTTGAACGCCAACAGCGAAGACCAAAACGCGCAGATGCGGGCGCTGACCGAGGAGCTGCAAACGCTCAATGCGGCGATCGCCGGGCCTGGCGGAGCGCCGGCCGGCGGAGGCGGAGGCGGCGTGCGTATGGCGGGCCTCCGCGGCCTGCCAGGCTTCGGCGGAGGCGGCGGCGGGGCTTACGGCGGCGGCGGAGGTTATGGCGGCGCAGGCGGCGGCCCTGGCGGTCCTGCGCGCATCAGCGGCTTCGCCGGCGGAGGCGGCGGCGCCCGCGGCGGCGGGGCGAGCGGATCATGGGGCGCGAGCGCCTATGGCGGTGGAACCACGCCGCCCTCGACCGGCCTCGACGCCGGCAACCAGACCGGGGCCTCGCCGGCGGCCACCGCAGGCCCGGCCGGCGACCCGAATATCCCCGGGGCGCTGCTTGAGACGGCCCGGACGGTCGCGCTCACCGGCGGGCCGCAAGCGCTCGACAAGTTCATGCGCGACAACGGCTATCCGCGCAACGGCGCCTGGTGCGGGCAATTCGCCGCCTCGGTGGTCAAGTCGCAAGGGCTCCAACCGCCGAAGAATCCCGAGGTCGCGTCGAACTGGCGCAATTGGGGCGAGGCGGTCACCGGCGCGCCGCAGCCCGGCGACGTCGCGATCCGCACCGGCGGGCGCACCGGCGCGACCGGCAGTCATGTGACCTTCGTTTCCGGCTACGATCCGCAAACCGGCCGGATTTCGACGATCGGCGGCAATCAGGCGTTGTCGAGGGCGGAGCGCGCCCGCGGGCTCACCGGCGAAAGCCGCGACATGGCGAGCCGCTATGAATACCGGCGCGCGCCTGGCGGCGGGGTGAAGCCCTACGGCTCGGACGTCGGCGGCGGAGCTTTCGCCGGCGGCGGCGGCACGTCCGGCGGCGCCGGAGCGACCGGCCGCTTCGCAGCGCCGGCCGGCGGCGGCGGCCGGGGCGGGCGCGGCGATCTGTTCGGCGAGCGCGCGCCGATGCTGATGCGGGAGCTGCAAGACGACCTGGGCCTGACCCGCGATCAGGCGGCCGGCCTGGTCGGCAATCTGGGCTACGAAAGCGCCGGCTTCAAATCGTTGCAGGAGGGCGCGCCGATCGGGGGCGCCGCCGGCGGCTACGGTTACGCGCAATGGACCGGGCCGCGGCGCACCGCGTTCGAGAAATGGGCGCGGGAGAATCAGCTCGATCCGTCGTCGCACGAGGCCAACGCCGGCTTCCTCAAGCATGAGCTGACCGGCTCGCACGCCGGTTTCCTCGCGCAGTTGAAGGGCACGAAGAACCTCGCGGAAGCCACCCGGCTCACCCACGAGGTCTATGAGCGGCCGGCCGACGTGCAGCCGCGATATTGGGGCACGCGCCTGCCGGGCGGCCGGCAGATCAAGCCCTACGAATCGGCCGGCGGCCGGTTGCAATACGCTCAGCGCGCGCACGGCCTCGACCGCAGCGAACTCGATCAGACGATGGCGCGAGAGGTCAGTCACCGGGTCGAAGGCACCGGCAAGCTCACCGTGGACGTCAACGCGCCGGCCGGAACCAAAGTGGCGGCCGAGGGCGGCGGGCTGTTCAAGCAGACTGAGGTCAATCGGCAGACGCAGATGACGCCGGCGCGGGAAGGGCCAACGGTCGCGGTCTAAACCGCCGCCGGCGTCTACGTCTGGGATGGCTTGGCGCCGCCGGCGGCGGCCCGGTCCCGCGCTACGAGACGCCGCAGGCTTTCTCCGCTTCGACGAGCTAGGTCAAGGCAAGATGCGCATCCTCGACATCCGTAACCCCTGGCGCGACGCGCTCCTGCCGGCGAGCTACAAGAACGCCGAGTTTCACGTCGAGGCGATGAGCCCGGATGGCGGCCGTCGCCTGGTCGTGCATGAGTATCCGAAAAAGAACCGACCTTACGCGGAAGACATGGGCCGCCGGGCTTTTGGCTTTTCCGTGCGCGGTTACTGCGTCTCGTTCATGGTCGACACCCGATGGCCGCTCTATCAGCGCGACTATCGAATCTCTCGCGACGCGTTGCGCGATGCGCTTGACGAAGGCGGCGCCGGTCGGCTGCAGTTACCGAGCTTGCCCTCGGTAATCGTCGCCATCGACCGCTATCGGATGACTGAGGAAACCCGGTTCGGCGGCTATTGCACGTTCGACATGCAATTCGTGGAGCAGGGCGAAGCGCCAGGCGCGCCGCCGCCCTCGACCCGCGAGAGCGTGCTGGCGCAGGCCGAGACGCTGCGGCAGCGGGTGATCGCCAATCTCAGCGCGCCGGCGGCTTGAGCGATGCAGAAAGCCGACGCCGAGGAGGCCGCGCCGATCGCGCGCCTGGCGATGGAGGCGATCCTCGCCACCACCACCGGGCAGGGCAGGCCCGGCGCCGACTTGCGGACGGCGATCGGCGACTTCAACGCTCATGCGCTGACGCTCATCCAATCCGACCGCAGCGGGCCGCCGCTGGCCGCGATTTTCGAGCTCACCCGCAAGAACGGCGCGACCCTGCCGCAGCTCGCCCTCGTGCGCGCCGCCGTCGCCTCGCAAAGCCCGCTCACGGTCGGCGCCCGACTGATGAAAAACAGCCTCATCAACCTGTCGCTCGCGACCGAGGCGCGGGTGATCGCCGACACCGAATTCAGCAGCCGCGAGGCCGCCGAGGACATGAAGGAGGCGATGAGCGAGGCCTTCGACCAAATGGAGGAGATCGCCGCCGACGACATGGACCAGGAGACCTATTCGGCGCTGACCGCGCTGCACGCCGCGCTGGTCGAACATCTGATCACCGCCGAACGGCCGCTGCCGCACATGCTCAATTTCCAGTTCAACGCGCCGGGGCCTACCCTGGTCTTCGCCTATCGCCTCTACGCCGACGCCAGCCGCGCCGATGAATTGCGCGAGGAAAACGGCGTCATTCACCCGCTGTTTGCGCCGCCGTTCGGACGGGCGCTCTCCTCATGAACGACTCGCCCTTTCCTCGCGGTCGCGTTCCCTTCGCGCCGGTCCCCAATCCCGCCGAGGTCGCCACCATCATGATCGGCGGCCGGAAATGGGAGGACTGGACCAGCGTCATGGTCCAGCACCGCTACGCCGAGGCCTGGCCGCTATTCAACTTTTCCGCGGTCGAGCGCAGCCAAGCCTATCAAATCCGGCCGGGCGACGAATGCGCGATCTATCTCGGCGGCGTCTTGGCGGTGGTCGGCGTGGTGACGGTGCGCCAGGTCGCCTACGACGCGGGCAACCACGCCATCCAAATCCAAGGGAAGGGAATCACTTCCTACGCCTCCGAATCGTCGATCATCGACGAGACCGGCAATTATGACGATCAGACCTTCGAGCAGGTCGCGCGCAAGATCATCGCCCCGTTCGGCATCGGAGTGAAAACGATCGGCAAGCTCAACGACACGCCGTTCGCGCGGCTGCAAATCGAGCCTGGCGAAAAGCTGTGGGATTGCCTTGAGCGCCTGGCCCGGCCGCGCGGCGTCATCATCGGCAGCGACCATCTCGGGAATTTCCTGTTGATCGGCGAGCACAGCAACCCGGTCGAGGATCGGCTGATCGAGGGCGTGAACATCGAGAAATGCCAGTGCGTCGTTTCAACCGACGGCATCCATTCGGAATATCTCGTGGCCGGCCAGAGCGCGGCCAGCGATGACCACCACGGGGCGGAGGCGAGCCAACAGCGGGCGAGCGTCCCCGGCACGGCGAAGCGCTATTCGCCGCTGCTGACCACCGCCGAGCAGCCGGTGTGGAGCGAGGCCGAAATCAGGGACCGCGCCCGCAACGAATCGATCTGGCACGAGGGCGCGGCGGCGCAGGCGGTCATAACGGTGCAAGGGTGGTTCCGCGGCGCCGGCGACCTCTGGCGGGTCGGCCGCAACGTTCACATCCAGTCGCCGATGGCGATGCTTGACGAAGCAATGACGATCCAGTCGGCGACCTTCACCCAGGACAGCGGCGCCGGCACCCTCACGAACCTCGAGTGCGTGCCGCCGTTCCTGTTGCGCGGCAGCACCGATTTCAACATCGGGCGGGCCGGCGTTCTACAAGACCCGGCCAGCTATGAAACGAGCGCGCGGCCGGCGGCGCCGATGACCAGCGTCCCCGATCCGCCGCCGCTCTACCTGCCGAATTAGGAGGCTAAATGCACCGCGCCACGCCCTCCAACTCCTCGTTTAGAGCCTATTCCGCCGGCGGCGCCCGCGCGCTCCTCTCAGCGGTCGACGATTCCAAACTCATGCAGGAGATCGCCGGCTCGTTCATGAAGGGCGAATCGCGCGGCAAGATCGAGGCCCCGCACAGCTACGGCTTCACCGCCGTTCCGTTCGATCCCGACAAGGGCGAGGACGGCAAGGAAGGGCTGGGCCCCGAGACGTTCATCTCGTTCATGGGCGGCAACCGGAGCTTCCCGGTCGCCGGGCCGATCGACGATCGCCGGCACCGGCTCAAGGGCCTGGAAAAAGGCGACGTGGCGCTGTTCCGCGGCAAGGATGACGGCCAGCAATTCCACATGAACGGGATCGGCTCCTTCCTCTCCACCTATCCGGGCAAGAAGCTACGGATGCAGATTGTCCAGAAGGCCCAAGAGGCGGCGCAGGGCGGCGCGCGGGCGGTCGCCCTCGCCGAGGCCGGCGGCGGCGGAGACGGCGGCCAGGCGGGCGCTGAGGGGCAGCAAAAGCCAACCGGGCAGCGGGCCGTCTATCGGAACGAATCGAGCGCCTATTTCGAAGTCGAGGACGGCGGCACCTCGAGCGTCAACAAAGTCCAGACCTTTGCGCTCCCCGATGGAACGGCCGTCCATATGGAGGACGGCAAGGTCTATCTCGGCGGAAAGCCTGGCGATGGGCGTGACTTCCGGCCGGTATTGTGCCTGGGCAACGTGCCGTCGAAGAACGTCTTCGCGCTAGTGGAGTGAGAAGCCCGCGCGTCGCCACGCGAGCTTCCCCGTTTTGCCGGCCTCATCTTGCCTTGCCTAGTCACAACGCGCCTTGCCTGATCCCGGCGTGCCGCGCCTTGACCCAAACGAGGTAACATGGATATCCGGCTCGTTCAGAACAGATTTTTTCCGGCGTATTCGGTCAGCGTCGACGCCGCGCTACTCGATGACGGTTCGCTCGACGAGCGGCAAGCGCTCGCGACCGCGGCGATCGTGGCGCTCGGCACCGATCGGCTGGCGGAGACGACCGACGTCCTGCCTGACCCGGATTCGACCGATCGCGGCGGCTGGTGGGGCGATCTTGACGCCGAGGAGATCTGGGGCGGCTGGCCGATCGGCTCGCGGCTCTGGCTGCTGCGCCGCGACAAGATCGATGACGCCGGCTCACAGCGCGGCGCGACCGTAACGCGGGTCGAGTATTTCATCCGCGAAGCCTTTCAGCCGTTCCTTGATCTCAGGATCGCGTCGCGGCTCGAGGTGAAGGCGGCGCGAACCGGCCGCGATCGGATCGAGGCGCTGGTGCGGCTCTTTCGTGGGCCGGACCTCTCGATTGAGCTTCGTTATCAAGTCCTGTGGGATGAGCTGATCGAAGGGGCCGATTGACATGCCTTGGATTACCCCGGCGCTCAAACAGGTCCGCATCGAGGTCCGCGACCTGGTGCGCGCCAACGCGCGCGGGGCCGACGCGACCATCCCGAACAGCGTCTTGCGGGTGCTCAGCGACGTCAGCGGCGCGATGGGCCACAAGGCGCTGCAATATCTCGACTGGCTCGCCAAGCAATTGCTGCCGGACAGCGCCGAGCGCGAATGGCTCGATCGCCATGGCCGGATGTGGCTCACCAACGCTGACGGAAGCCGCGGGCGCAAGATGGCGACCCTGGCCGAGGGGCAAATCTCGCTCACCGGGCAAACCTGGGCGCCGGTTCCGGCCGGGACGCGCTTCTTCGGCGGTCAGACGATCGAATATGAAACCACCGGACAGGTGTTCCTCGCCGCCGGCGGCGCGGCGACCTTGGCGCCGGCGCGAGCGCTCGATCCAGGCCTGGCCGGCAATCTCAATCCGGGCGCTGAATTGGCCCTGGCCTCGGCCGTCGCCGGCCTCGACGGGGTGGCGAGAGTCGTCAGCATGGACGGCGGCGTTGACGAAGAGAGCGACGACGAGCTGCGCGCTCGCCTCCTGCTGCGCATCCGCCAGCCGCCGATGGGCGGGGCTTCAATCGACTACGTGCATTGGTCGCTTGCGGTGCCCGGCGTCACCCGGGCCTGGTGCTCGGCGCTCGAAATGGGGATGGGCACCGTCACGGTCCGAACGATGATGGACAACCTGCGCGCCGGCGAAGGCGGCTTTCCCCGGCAGAACGATCTCGACCGCGTTTCGAGCTATCTCGACACCGTGCGGCCGGTGGCGGTGAAGGACTTGTTCGTCGTCTCGCCCATCCGCCAGCGGGTCAATGTGATCATCAGGCGGCTTAATCCCGATACGCCGGCGGTCCGCGCGGCGATCGGCGAGAGCCTGCAAACGATGCTGAGAGAGCGGGCCGAGCCGGGCGAAACCATCTTCGCCGCTTGGAAAAACTACGCGATCATGAACGCGGCCGGCGTGGCGTCATTCTCGCTCGGCAACCCGAACGACGATTTTATGCCCTCGCCCGGCCATATGCCCGTCCTGGGGAACATCCTCTATGGCGACTAAGCCCGCCGGCCTCCTGCCGGTTCCGCTCGATCGATTCGTGCGGCGGTCGGCCGACGATTACGTGGCGGCCTTCCTTTCGCTCTTGCCGCGCGGTCAGGTGTGGAAACGCGACCGCCGCCGGCTGCTGATTCGGGTGTGCGCCGGCCTGGCGCGCTATTGGGGCCATGTCGACAGCCGCGCCGCTGATCTCCTTGAGCGCGAAAGCGACCCGTCGAAGACCGTCGAGCTTCTGCCGGAATGGGAGCGCGCTTTCGGCCTGCCCGACGAGTGCTTCCCCGAGGCGACGACGATCGGCGAGCGCCAGCGCATGCTGGTCACCAAGATCACCTGGCAAGGCGGACAATCGCGGCCATACTTCATCGACCTGATGGCCTGGCTGGGTTTCCGCGTCGTCATCCACGAATGGGCGCCGTTCATGGCCGGCGTCTCGCGGGCCGGCGACACCCGGCCGAGCCCAGATGAGAGGTTTCGCTGGTACGTGGGGGCGCCGGAAAATCGCTTCGTGTGGACAGCTCAAGTCGGCAATCAAGGCCTGACCTGGTTCCGCGCCTCGGCCGGCCAGGCCGGCGTCGACCATCACCTTGAGTTCCGCTCGCCGCTGGCCGTCCAATGCCTGTTGATGCGCTGGAAGCCAGCGCACACCTGGCTCGTCTTTGACTATTCGTCGCTCGGCTTTGGAGACCCCATGGAGGGCACGCCATGAGATACGTTCCGCCCTGGGGCACCACCGACCCGAACGCGCCGTACGTCAACGGCGATCCGACCATCGGCCGGCAGGGGAGCATTCCGCCGGCGGCGATGATGGAGCATCCGCAGCGCGAGATCGTCGCGCTGATCGAAAAGAGCGGCTTCACCCCGTCCGAGACCAACTTGCAGCAGCTCGCCGAGGCGACGCGCTCGCAGCGGATCAATTACGCGATCGACACCGGGAGCCAGAACAATCTCGTCGTCGCCTTTGACCCGCCGCTGACCGAGTACACCCAAGGCCTCACCCTCCGCGTCCGGGTGCGGCAGACCAACAACGACCGATGCAGCATTAACGCCGGGGCGGGCGCTCGATCGATCCGCAAGATGAACGGCGCTGAGGTCGGCGACGGCGAGCTGCCGGCTGGCTGCATCGCGACCCTGGTGTTCGACGGCGCAGTGTTTCAGCTGTCGAATTTCGGCGGCGGCGCCGGCGGCGATAACGTCTTTATCGGCGTCAACGTCCCTTACACCGAGGACCTGTCCACCGAACCGGGGCGGATCATCGCCAAGTTCACCCCGCCGATCACGTCGCTTGTCGCCGGCAACATCGTCGCCGTGCGAGTCGCCAACACCGCGCCGGGCGCGACCCGGATGGAGATCGACGACCTTCAGCCGATCAATCTCTTGCCGAACGGCGGCGGCATCATGTTGCAAGGCGACATCGCCGCCGGCGACGTGGTTCAGTTCTTCTATGACGGCGCCGCCCTGCGCTTCCCGCCAAACGCCGAGATCAACGCCTCGGTGACTTATACGGTCGGGCCGGGGCAGCAGTTCACGAGCTTCGACAACGCGATGCAGGCGATCCGGCGCAAGACCATCGGCGCCGAAGGCTACGTCACGTTGCAGCTCGCCATCGGCGTCTTTGCCGGGCCGCTCAATATCTCGCATCCGAGCGGCGACCGGCTGTGCGTCCGCGGCACGATGCGAAGCTCCGCGCCTTTGCGCGGCGACTTCGCGATCAGCGGCAGCTCTCCGGAGCAACGTGATCAGGACGCACGATCCAATCTCGATATGCTGCGCACCCGCTACGGCACCGAAATCACCATGCCGGACCGGCCGCCGGGCCTGGAATTTCAAGCCGGGCAGCGATGGAACGGCGTCGCCAATCTCGGCGCGGGCCAGCCATTGGTCGCGGATTTGCTGATCGTCGGCGAGCGACGACCAAATGACGTGCCGAGCGGCTGGGATCAGAACGGCGTCGCGTGCGGGCGCGGCGGGGCGCTGATGGCGCGCAACGTCGCGGTCTGGGGCTCGCAGATGGGCTTCTCAAATTCCGGCGGGCTCTATTGCGAATGGTGCTACGCCTGCGCCAACACGCTAACCGGATTCCAGGACGCCGGCGCTTCGGGGTGGTATCGGCGCTGCGGCGCGTTCGGCAATTCGTCGAGCGGCTATTTCGCCGAGTTCTCGTCGGTGTGGGCCGATCATTCGACGGCGGAGGCTAATGGCGCCGCCGGCTGGGGTTCGCAGAATAACACCGGCGTCCAGATGTATTGGTGCCGCTCCACCAGCAACGGCGGAGGCTTCGATATGACCGCCCATTTTGGGTCGAATATGATCGCCGTCATCCCCGCGAACATCGGGCCGACGAATCCGCCGTTCAACACCATCGACAATCTCAACTCGCTCATCGCCGCTGTCACCGCGACCGATCCAGGGCCGCCGATCGGATCGCCGATGCCGTCGCTGCCGCCCGGAGTTCCCCATGCAAGTCATTATTCGACAATCTGAGATCGGATCGACCAGCGTTCACGCGGTCGCCACCTATGAGGACAACGTCTCGATTGATCTCTCCGCATACAGTCCGGGCATGGTCGTGATCAAAGACGTTCCGCCGTCGAAGCTCGCCGCGAAAATGAATCCCGGCTCGCCGCCGACCGTATCGCTCGACGCGCAATGGCTGGCGGCTAACGCGCCGCAGGGCTTCAAGGGCTGATGCTGACCAACGTCCTCGCCCTGCCGCTGGCGCATCTCGTGATCGAGGTCGCGAACAACGAAGATTGGATCGATTCGCTGGTCTATGTGGTCAGCGACACCGATCCGCCTGAGCAGCTTGACCTGCGCGGCCTCGATTTCGAGATGCACATCCGCCGCCAGCCGGAAGTGCATGAGATCGTGCTGGCGGCCTCGACCCGCGACGGCGGCCTGTCGATCGGCGCGCCGCCCAACGTCGGACATTTGATTTTCTTCGTCCGTGAACAGGTCATGCGCGGCATTTGGGCCGGCCGCTATGTCGGCGACATCCTCGCTCGCGACGCCAATTTCGAGCGCGTCGCCTTGACCATCGACTTGACTGTTCTCGAAGGGATCACTCGGTGACCATCAAGCAGGTCATCCCCGGCGCGCTCAGTCCGCCAGGCGCGGCGGTGTTCGCCGCGCCCTATGCGCCGCATGGGCCGATCATCGCCGGCACATCGTTGAGCGAGGTCGAGATCGCGCTCGGCGAGCGCACCTTCGTCATGGAGCAATTCAATCTCGGCTTCATGCCTGGGATGCGGCTGCGCGCCGCCGTCCTCGATCAGCCGAACGTCGGGTTTGAAGGCAATGTCGTCAGCTACGACCCGACCACCAACGAGCTCGTGATCCTCGCCGATCTGATCGGCGGCGCCGGTCTGTATAGCAATTGGTCGCTCACCGTCGCCGGCGTGCCCGGCGTCCAAGGGCCGATGGGGCCGCCGGGGCCAGAAGGTCCGCGCGGCCCGGCCGACGGCGACAAGGGCGATCGCGGCGACCCTGGACCGCCCGGGCCGATGGGCCCCGAGGGGCCGGAAGGCCCGCAAGGCCCGCAAGGCGAGAAGGGCGAACCCGGCGATCCTCAAGGGCCGCAGGGGCCGCAAGGTGAAGTCGGCCCGGAAGGGCCGGCAGGGCCGCAAGGCCCGCCCGGAATCCAAGGCGTACCCGGCGCGCCTGGGCCGCAAGGCGAGCGAGGCGAGCAAGGGCTGCAAGGCTTGATCGGGCCGGCGGGGCCGCGAGGCCCGGCGGGGCCGTTCGGCGGACGCAACCGCATCATGAACGGCGATTTTCAGGTTAACCAATATCACGGCCGAACGGTCGTCGCGCCGACCAATCAGCAATTCGTCGCCGATCGTTGGGCCGTGGGCTCGCCCCAGCCGAACCGATTCACCACGCTCAGCTATTGGAACGCCGGCGCGACGCCCGCCGTCGCTGGCATGACCCTTACTTCAGCCGGCGCCAACGTGGCCGCGCCGGGCGAAGGCTACTCGCTGTTGCATCGCATCGAAGCGATCAGCATGCTTGATTGGCAATGGGGCACCGCTAACGCGCGTCCGCTCACCTTGTCATTCTTGGCCCTTGCGAGCGTCGCTGGCGCTTATTCGGGCGCGCTGAGGAATGGAGCGGGAACCCGTTCGTTTCTGTTTACTTTCGACGTGCCGACGCCGAACGAATTTCATCGAATCGAAATTCCTATTCCTGGCGACGTGACTGGAGCCTGGTTCCCGCCCTCGGTCATCGACGCCGGCGCGATTCTAAACTTTGATCTCGGCGCCGGCGCATCGGTTAGGGGGCCGGTCGGCTGGAACAACGGTAATCTGATCGGCGTCGCCGGCGCAGCGTCGCTGATCTCGATCGCCGGCGCGGAGCTTCGGCTGAGCGAGGTCCAGCTTGAACTGGCGACCGAGGCGTCGCCGTTCGATTTCAGGTCATACGGCCAAAGCCTGCTCGATTGTCAGCGGTACTATCAGACGATAGCCGCTACTCACCGGTTTCCCGCTTTTGCCGCCAATCAGACCAGCGAGTCCTCCTTAAATTATCCGACCATGCGCGTGGCGCCGACCTTCGCGCTCATCGCCGCCGGCAGCAGCAACCTTCTCGCCGCTGGATTCCCGGCGATTCTCACTATTGCTATCCATGGCGCACGCTTTTCCATTCAATCAACGGGCGCCGGCGACTGTTTTGCGCTCGGTTGGACTTACGGGCTCAACGCCGAGATGTGATCGCGATGGCTTATTCACTGACGCCCGACCCGCAGACTATCATCCGCGACGAAGACGGCGCGTTCATCCCGGCCGACCCCGACAACACGGATTATCGCGACTATCTGGCTTGGCTCGAGGAGGGCAATCAGCCCAACGCAGGTCCGGGAACCCCGACGCCGAAGCCAACGCCGGCGGCTAAAGCCGGCGCTCACTGAACGAACGGCCCTCCGCAGGCCGTTCTCTCCCGGCCGGCGGGCCGCTCTCCTCCCACCCGCCTGTCCGGCCGGGAACCCCTTCCCCGAGGAAATTCGCCATGAGCGCCACGTTGACTGACGCCGACTTCGCGCGCGCCGCGAAGGAGCTGAACGTTGAGATCGCCGCCATCCGCGCGGTCGCCGAAGTGGAGGCGGCGGGACAAGGCTTTTTGCCGGATGGCCGCCCGGCGGTGCTTTACGAGGCCCACGTTTTCCATGCGCAGACCAAGGGCAAGCACGCCGCCGCCAAGGACCGCCGCGGCGCGAAGCTGAGCTCGGCCAAATGGGACCGCTCGCTCTATGGCGCGACCGGCGCGCACCAGCACGAGCGCATCGAAGACGCCGCCAAGCTCGATTGGGACGCGGCGCACAAGGCGGCGAGCTGGGGCACGTTCCAGATCCTCGGGACGAACCACAAGGCGGCCGGCCACGACACCATCAAAGGCTTTGTCGACGCGATGAATTCGGGCGCGAGCGCGCATCTCGACGCCTTCGTCAGCTTCATCAAAACCAACAAGCTGGACGGCGCGCTCCGCAGCAAGAATTGGGCGGCCTTCGCCCGCGGCTACAACGGCCCCGGCTACGCCGCCAACAAGTACGACCAGAAGATGCACGCGGCCTATCTCAAGTGGAAAGCGAAGGGGTGAGCCATGGACGCCGGCCAGGTCGTCAATCCGCCGCCGCAGACCTCGCTCGCGCCGTTCCCGGTGGCGACCGGCGTCGGCTTCGCCGTGCTGTTCACCGCGATCCTGGTCATCGTCGCCAGCCGCTTCGATCAATCCAAGGGCGTCCTCACCCTCTCGATCCTCATCGTGATTTCATTCGCCGGCACGGTCGCCTATTGCCTGATCTTCACCATCCCGACCGACGAAGTGACCCCGGCCGTTGTCGGCGGCCTCACCGCCGGTTTCGGCGCGGTGTGCGCGCATTGGCTCGGCCGCACGATCAACGGCGCGAACGGTCATGCGGCGCCGCCGGAGAACGGCGCGAAAGATTAAACGTCAACCTGTCACGGGAATCGCGTATGGGTTGCGCGTCCACCAACCCAAGGAGGAAAACATGCCAAAATATGTCGTCAGCTCCGACGCGCCGATTTCGGTGCGCGCGCTCGAAAGGCCCGACTTGCCGGAATGGAGGCCTGAAACAGGCCTGCCCGGAACGCCGGAACATCCTTGGGTTCCAGGGGACGAAGGCATCTGGGGGCCAGGAGGCCGTCCAGGCCACGGGTTGCCGCCGCATCTGCCGCCGCGCGATGAATGGCCGCCGCTGCCGCCATGGCTTGAGCCAGGCGTCGGGTTGCCAATTCCCCCCACCCCGGAATTCCCGATGGTCCCGATTCCTCCCGGCGCCGGCGGTGAAGAAGGTATTTGGCCGCCGGTCCGTCCGGAGCTGCCTGATTTCTCAGGCAAGTCCCTCGCCCTGGCGTATGTGTTCGTCAGCCGGCATGTCTCCAAGCTGGTCTGGGTCGTGATCGATCATGAGGCGGCGAAGGAAGCGTTTCAGAAGGTGAAGGACAAGCTCCCGGCCGGCGGGATCGCCGGACGGCCGCCGCAGACCCGGCCCCCTGGGACATGATGCTCGCCTTGCCCGCGTGAAGGGGTTCGGATAGAAACCGAGCGGGCATTGGTTCTCTGAAGGATCGGAATCGCCGCTGGCTTCGCTCGCCGGCGGCGATTTTTTTATGCGGCTTGGCTACCCTTGCGGACGTACATGCGATTACCGCATTTATTGCACGTGACCTCGGTATATTCGTTGATCGGCAACGAGGCGGTAGCCCGCACGTCATCCTCGCTGATGAACGGCCTGTCGTCCTCGCGCTCGCCCGCCGCCAATCCGCTTTCGCCCGGCGCCTCGGCGCCCGGCGCGGCCGGCTCGCCCGTCACGCCCGGCGGCCTGCGGCGATTGTCCGCCAGCACGAAATCGAGCGTGCCGAGATCGAAGGCGTAGTCGAGATTGAGCGACGCCAGTTCGCCCCCAAGCAATTCCTGATCCCAGGTCGAGAACTCCTGCACCCTGTTGTCGGCGAGGCGATCGAGCTTGATCGTCTCCTCGTCGGCGTCGGTGTAGACGCATGGAATCTGCGCCATCTTGAGCCGCACCGCCGCTTTCCAGCGGGTGTGGCCTTTGACGATGACGTTGTTGCGGTCGAGCACCAGCGGCACGTTGAAGCCGACTTTGGGGATCAGCTCGACCAGCTTCTCGACCGTCGCGTCATTCTTGCGCGGGTTGCGGTGGTAGGGCTTGATCCGCCGCGTCTCGACCAGCACCAGCTCGTTGATGATCTCAACCATCACGCGGCCCGCCCGATCTGATAGGCGAGCATCGGAATATGCTCGATGAGCTTCGGCAGCTCGGCCTCGACGTTCGGATACTCGGCGCGGTCGAAGCCGACCAAGAGCTTGTTGGGGCCGGTCTGAGGAAGGCGGAGATCGCGCGCGACCTGGTGCGGCGACCAGGTGTCGAGGACGATCACCAAGCCGGGCGAGAACAGCGGCATCGCCGCCAGGTCGTCCTCAAGGCCGTGGACGATGAAGCCGTCATTGTGAAGCTGGATTTGCAGCGCGTAGCGGGTGGCGCCGGGATCAGTGTGCATAGGATAGCCGCCGCGCGTACACAGGAAATGCGGGCTGGTGCCTTCCTTGCCCGCCTTGTGGCCGAAGGTTTTCAGGCGGATCGACGCCTTGTCGTCACCCCAAAAATCGACGAACCATTGCCGGCCGAGTTCCGGCAGGGCGACGACCTCGCCATAGCCAAGCTCGGCGAGCGTCGCGTGCCACAAGATCGGATGGCCGGTCTGATCGCCGCTGAGCGCGGCGCCCTTCTTCCAATCCATCGCCGCTACTCCTCGCCCTCCGCCGCCTCTCCCTCGTATTTGAGCCGTTCCTCGATCTGCCGGTTGGTCTCCATCGCCGGCGAATAGTCGCCGCCGGCGAAAAACTTGGCGTAGCCGGTGATATGCTTGAGGCGGATCAGCTCTTGCTTCTCGAGCCCCAATTCCTCGCACACCCGCCGGTCGCTCCACCCGTTCGCCAGCATCTCGACCACCAGCGCGCTCATCCCGTCGATCGAATGTTTGCCGCGCGCCCGGTTGTGGCGGATCGTGCTCGCCATCCGGTCATTCACGCCCTTGTCGATGACCACGATCGGCAACAAGCCGTGGTTCCTGGCGAGCATGTCCGGATAGCGCTTCATGATCGAGTAGCGATGGAAGCCATCGACGATCACAAAGCGGTCGCGCTTGGCGTCATAGATGGTGACGGCCGGCTGCGTGTAGCCGTCGTGCTTGATCGAGACGTAGAGCAGCCGCATCTCCATCAGCGCGACGCTGTTCGGATTGTAGTCGTTGGCGAACACCTTTTCGATCGGCACCCAAAGAACACGGGCGATCGGATTGATGGCGGCGACCTCCGGGGGCGGCGGCGCGAGATATTTAGCCAGCGCATTACTTGTCATTTGGGGCGTTACTCGTCTCCGGCGGCGATCCTGGCGAGCCGGCGCGCCTGTTTGCGCTGCTCATAGAGCCCGCCGGGCCGGCGCCGCTCCTCCATCTTGAAGCGGGTCCGGGCGTTGCCGTTGAGCGTGCCGTCGAGATCGTTGACCATGATCTCGCGCACGTGGACCTTATGCCAGCGCTCCTCGTTCTGATTCGCCCATCGCCGGCGGAAGCGCTCGCGGTGCTGCGGCTCGGTCAGGTTCTCCAACAGATAGTCGCGATATTCGCGCCAGTCGGCGAAGTGGGCCGGCAGCTTGTCCGGCATGATCTGGCGCTCGAAGTGGTTAAAGCAGTTCACCCCTTCCACCCGCGTCAGATAGCGGTTGTACATCTCCGGCTCCGCCTCCTGCAGCTGCTCGATCGAATGCCAGGCGGTTTCATGAATGAGCGCCGAGACCCGCATCTCTCGGCCAACCTTGCCGTATTTGTAGAAGGCGTCATAAATCCGGTTGTAGGGCCAGTCGTGATTGGCGATCGCCGTCCACACGTCGCGATCCAGCCAGTCGTAGAGCGGCCAGAACACCCGCGTATTGGCGATCGGCTTCCGACACCAGGTGATCCCCTTGAAATGCGGCGCATGCTCGGTGGTCTGCAAGCGCCGGTTAGAGCTCTCCATCGCTCGCATTCCGACCAGCACGCCGACGTGTTGCTTGCCAACACAATCGCATTGTGACGGCAGGCGCTCCACCAGGTCATGAAACCGGTCATAGGCCGGGAGCGGGTTAACCTTGATCGAGAGCGGGTCTTGCTCGCGAATCCACTTCGCCCGATCGGCCTCAGCCCAGCAATTGAGGAAGTTGTCGGCGAACGACAGGCTATTCGACAGCCGGAAGGGGATTTGGAACCAGAACGGCCGCACGTCGGGAGCGCGCATGACCGCGGCCATGTAAAGCTCGGTCGCCTTCCATTCCGCCTCTTGATCGAGCCAGAACACCTTGAGCGGCAGGCGCCCGCGCTCGGCGGCGATCACTCGCGTCAGCTCGAAGAGGACGGTCGAATCCTTGCCGCCGCTCATCGACACGATCACGTCGTCGCAATGGTCGTAGACGAAGCCGATGCGCTCTTGCGCCGCCTCAAAGACGGATTTCGTCAAGTAGTTTTGGGTCATCGTCAACCTTGGCCCGATTGATGACCTGGCAGCGCGGCAGATCGTCGGGCATGGCCCAGTATTTCCAGCTGTCGCCGGCGTACCAATAGCGGAAAGTCCGCCGGCCCCATTTCTCGTCTACGCCGTCGCGCCTGATGGTGTGGAACAGCTCAACGAAGTCGGCCTCGTTTTCCGGCGTCCGCACGACGTAGAAATGCGGAATCTCCGGCATCGTCTTCGCGAATTTGAAGGTAAGGCGGCTAAGGTCGATCATCGGCCAATCTTTACCAGAGATAGGGCAGGCTGTCCCGCGCTCCGGCGCCGGCCGGCCAAACGCCGTCGTCCTGACGCAGGGCTAAGCGGAGAGCCGCGCCGGGCGTTCGGCCGCTGTGCCACAGCCTCGCGAGCCCGAGGCCCGTCAGCGGGCCGCTGTGAGGCTTTTGGAGGCCAGCCGTCATTTCGGCCACTCGACCAGCGGCCAGGCCTCCCGCCATTCACGGTCGAGCGCCGGCAGGATCAGCGCCGGCTCGGCCGCCGGCGCCGGGCGAGCCGGCGGGGCGGGGGGCAGCAGCCTTAGCAGGACCGGACGCGGGGGCCGTTCGTAAGCCAAAGCCAAGGGCGAGCCCAGGGCGACGCACCGGCGCAGATGGACGCGGTACAGCTGGCCGTGCGGACAATGCGCCGCCGCCGCCGGGAAGGCCGCGGCGAGCCAGGTTGCGGCGAACGCGGTCGCGACCAGCGGCGTCGCCATGAACGCCGCGCGCCTCATGCCGGCGGCTCATAGGCGACGCCGCCGACCCGCCAGGCGCCGCCAAGATCATGGATGCGGCGGACCAGCACCGCCAGCCGGGCGGGATTCAGCTCCGTCCCGCAGAACGACCGGCCGGCCTTGTAGGCGGCGAGCCCGACCGCGCCGCGGCCCATGCACGGGTCGGCGATCCTCGTGAACGGCTCGCGCTCGCAAATCAGGCTGATGATGTCCTGCTCGTCCAGCCCGGCGTAATTGAACGCGGAGGGCCCGGCCCCGCCGCGCACGACGAAACATGGGTTGCGCTTGTAGTACGTCGCCGTCCAACTCTCGACCGTGGCGAAACGACGCTCAAGCCGGGCGACGACATCCTCGACATGCTGCTTGCCGATCTCCACGAAGCAAGTCTGAGGCCTGATCGCGTCGATGCGGCCGAACAGCGCGTCGAGAAACCGGCCGAAGCCGTCCGGGTTCGGTGGCAGCTTGGCCTTGGTGCGGAAGCCGTTTTCCAGCGCGGCGTTGTAGGGCGGATCGACGAACACGCAATCGCCGGCCGTCATGAAATCCGGCAACCCTGCATAGATGTCGCCGACCATGACCCGGCCGAGCCCGCACTCCCACAGCTCGCCGGGCTTGAGCGGAAAGCGGTCAATGCTGCCGTCGTATTTCCAGGCCCGGGTCATTCGTCCGTCCCCGGCGTCAGGCCGCGCAGCAGCTCGAAAATCTTACGGATGGTCGCGCCGTCATGCGTCGAACAGGTCTTGCGGCCGAGCCGGGCGCGATGGCGGGCGACCGCCTCGATCGTGTCGGCGAGCGCCGCGTCGAGATCGCGCTGGCGCTGCGCCTCCGCCTCCGCCTTGGCGCGGGCCTCGTCCTCGCGCCGGCGCGTCTCCTCCTCGCTCTCCGTCACCACCAGCGCGGCCGAGACCGCCTCTCGGCCGATGCGTTGAGCCTCGATGTCGATCGCGTCGATATCGACGGCCGCCATCGCGCGGCGGAGTTGATCGTTCATGGGCGAACCCTCCCTTTTTTCGCAAGCCAGCGCTGAAAGAGGCCGGTGACGTTGACGAGGCCAACCAGCTCCGGATCGCCGGCGATCGCTTCAAGCGCCTCGTCAGACAGCTCAGTCAGGCGCTCGCCGGTCCATTCCATGACGTGCGAGCAATACGCGCACACCATGATCGCGCCCTTGGCCGGCGCGTGGTCATGCCGCGCGCTCGCGGCGGTCAACGTCCGGCCGCAATTGAGACATGGCCCCTGATCGACGCGGCGGGTTCTCACCGGGTCAGCCTCTCTTGACGTCGGCGCTGTCACGCATTTCCTGAATGACCTCCTCGATCGATCCGGCCGGCCGCATGCCGTCCGGCGGCGGCTCTTTGGTCGCGCACCGGATACAGATGATCGGCAGGCCGGGATTGTCGCGCAGAGCCCGCTGGCCGGACGGATAAATCCCGACCACGCTCCCGCATTTCGAGCACGCGTGCGAATTGTCCTGCGCCGGGTGGTTCCGATGCATATCGACAAGCCGCATGACGATCAGGGCGTCCGGCTTAGCCGCCGTCTTTGACCGCGGCTCCTTCCGTCGACGTCGTAGCCAGCTCATTAAATCCAACTTTCCACGATCTGCGGCTCGTCGCCCTCCTGGCGCGGCAAGCAGGTGAGCCCGGCGCGAATCAGCTTCTCGCGGATCGGCTGCAACGCGGCGCACTTGATGACGCGCCCGGTAGGCTTGGGGCCGGCGCCGCTGATCTCGAACATCCGAGCGATCCAGCCGATCGGATAGTCCTTTGGCCGCTCATAGACCGTCCAGATGGTGAGCACGCCGCGCTTCGCCGCCTCGGCCTGGATGATCACGATTTCGAACACGTCGTCGCTCATGAGGTCATTCCCCACCAGCGCCTTTGACATGCGTCGCAGAACTGCGCGGCGAAGCCCTGCGCGTTCCAGACCCTCAGCGGAACGTCATCCTCGCGGATCGCGGCGGAGCAGTATGAACACAGCGCCGAGACAGGACTGTCGGGACGGCCCCATGTGACGCGGCTCCAATCGAAGCCGGGAAGGGGAGCGAGGTCGTCGCTCATAGCGGATCGATATTTTCGCTGAGCGCGCGGTCGAGCCAGCGCTCGATCGCCTGGCGCGAGGTCAGTCCGTCAATCCCGCGCCGAAGTTCTTCGACGCCTGGCCCCAGCCAGCCGGGGTGCATGATCCACTGGCGGAGATAGGCGCGCATCGCCGCAATCTCGCCGGGCGTCATTTCGTCATGCATGAGATAGGCCTCGACCGCCGGCCGGAGCACGCCGCTCGTTTCGTTCATCCAATAGCCGGGGCCTTCGCCATGGCGGGCGATCTGCGGCGCCGGCCGGCGTTTCTGCGTAGTCACGGTTCATGCCGCGGGCAGCAGCTTAAGCGCGTTGAAGGTCATCCGGGTCAGCTCATCGACCGAATCCTGGCCCTCTTTCATCGCTTGTTCGAGCAAGAACGGATATCCGCTGTCGATCGAGGCCATGATCTCGGCCCGGGTCGCCTGACGCCCTTGCGCCCACCAATCGACGCGATCGGGCTTGCCGAGGCGGATCAGCCAACCGTTGCCGACGTCGAAGGGCTTGGCCTCGCGCGTCTCGTACAGACAAACGCAACCGGGATTGCGCTCAAGCAGGCGGCCGGCGGCGTCATGCCCCTCGTCCGCGTCAAAGCCGATCCGCCGCATCCGAGGCCGGACCAAAAACGGACAGGCCTTGGCGGCGAACTCGGCGCATGCGCGATGGTTGGCGGGCTCCATGGTGCTGCGGTTCACGACGCACATCGGCCCGATCACATAGACCCGATGCGCGCCGAGCCTGTCGCCGCAAACCCAACATAGGCCTTGGCTGAACGCCCGGGCGCGGAAGCCGGGCCTCATGTAGCGGAAGTCAGGTTGCGCGCCAGGCGCACCGATCGCCGCCGGCTTCCCGTCGCGCATCCACTCGATAAAGGCCGGGACCGGATAGCCGCGTTCATCTTTCGGCAGTCGGGCGATGCGCGGCGGCAGCTCGGGAAGCGAGACGGTCATGCGTGGCCCTCCATGTCCGGCTGGCCTTCAAAGCGTTTGGCTTGCTCCTTGAGCATCGTTGCGACGTCGCGTCGGTCGGCGCCGTTGGAGATGTAGTTACAGCGGCCCTCATGCTCGCCGAACGGGAAGACCAGCAGCACGAAGCCGACCTTGCGATCCGCGCCCTTGGCGCCGCCGTTGAAGGCCTCGTCGAGCGCGCCGGCGACGCGGTTCATGGTCTCGCGGAATTGCGTCTCGATCGGCGCGTCGCCGAGCCCGGGGCGGTCAGACATGGGAGGGTCTCCTTCGCCAGGCGTAGCGTTGGCAATAAAGCAACTTCTGTCAAGGGGGGGGGCAACGCCGAGGCGCCAAAGATGAAGCCTGGGCGAACCGATACGAAGGTGGTCCAAATGGACTACCTTCAATCACCAAGGCGGCCCACGAGGACGGCATTCGGGCGAGCGTTCAGGCGAGCGGCGGGGCTGAGCGGCGGCGGAAAATCAGCGCCGGCGGCTACCGGAGAGCCTCAACCGTTGCACAAACCGTTGCACAAGGCGGTCGGATCAGCGCGCGATAGCCGCTAAGCCATTGATAATATTGGTGGGCGGTGAGGGATTCGAACCCCCGGCCCTCTCGGTGTAAACGAGGGCCGCGGCTATGGCCTCACTGATATTATTGGCGTTTTTTGTTCCGTTCGCCGCCATTTTCGCCGCCTTTTCGCCCTTTGTTCCGCTCAACCGTTGCACACCGTTGCACACCCTCTATCTGTTCCCGCCCTGTCAGGCCGGCCGACCGCGGCGTTGGAGCGCCTGGCCAACACCAACATGGCGATCGGGGCAATGGTGCCCGTAGACGCTCCTGATGATGTGCTCGCTCACCCCGAAATAGTCAGAGGCGTCCCACGTCGACATCCCGCCTTGGAGCGCCCAGGTGATCGCGGTGTGGCGCAGAGTATGCGGCGTAACGCCCTTGAGGCCAGCGTTAATAACGCAGCGGGCGAACGCTTTCTTGACGCTCAGAACCGGCTTGCCCTCGTATTCGACGACCGCCCGGAGAGAAATCCCTCGCCGCTTCCAACGCCGGATATGACCGAGCAGCTTCGGCGGTAACCGCACCGGCGGCTGTTTCTTCATCGTGTCGTGCGTCCCCGGCTCGCGTCGATAGAAAACGCCTTGGTCGAGATCGACGTGCCCCCGACCAATCGCGGGGCCGAGCGCGGCGCCGCAGATCGCTGACGAGCGCGTGCCGGTGTAGAGGCCGACCAGAATGAACCGGGCGACATGCTGGCTTGCGCGCCGCCCGATCGCGCCCCCCCGCTCGCGCTGGCGAAACCGCCAAGCGGCGAGTAGGAGCTTGGCCGCCTCCTCTGGCGTAAGCCATCGCTGGCGAGCCGGCGCTTTCGGCGGCAGCTCGATCCGGCGCCGGAAATCCTTGTCGAGAACCTCAAGCTCGTAGGCATAGCCTAACGCCGACGATAAGTCCTCAAGCTCACGCCGGGCCGCATAGGGCGCGTCGCCGCGGTTCTCTACATAGGCCTGACAGAGTCGTTTCGAGAGCGCGGTGACAGGCTTGTCATCGAAGAATCCGACCAGCGCCTCGACGCGGCGGGCGACTTCATCGATGCGGGCGACCGCCTGCTTACGCCGGCCCCGCGGCTTAGTGCAGCAGTCGGTGAGATAGAGCCTTAAGAGCTCGGCGATCGTGATGGAAGCCGGGTCACGGCCGCTGTCGTAGTTCGGCTTGACGACGCGGGTGGCGAGGTATTCCGCGAGCTTTTCCTCAGCGCCCGCGCGGTCGCCAGCGTCGCAGCCAGTTGCGATTTGGCGTCCGCTGTCAAGGATGCACCAGACTTTGCTTTTCCCCCGGATTGACCGGAGCCAGAGACGGGCGGGCTTTGCTGAGTGCGACATAGTTCTCTCATGCGCTCGATGTTCGCCAGCGTGGTGTATTGCTTTCCAGCAATCCGCTCATGAATCAGCCGGCCGCGGCCGATCTCCTTCCTCAGCCCGGCCGCGCTCATCGATCCATCGGGGAACGCGATCCGCGCGGCGATCTCTAGCCGTAACGGCGTGTCAGGCCTCAGAACGGCAGGATCAACAGGCTGGGCTTTCATGTGCGGACTCTCACGCTATTGGTTGATCGACGCCTTTCGATGTGGCGGAACGCCCCGCCGGGCCGAGCGCCCCTAGGGCACCCTGCCCTATATCGCCGACTCGGGTCACTTTGGCAAGCCTCGCGCGGTTAAAAAGTCGTCTCGCATATTTTCTTCGCGGGGAACGATGAGAGCGGCGGCCTGCGTCGCGCACGCGCCGAGGATTCGGGCAGCTTCGCGGTTAAGCTCGACCCCCGCGGCGTCGTCTGCGTCCTCGCATTTCTTTGCCCGCTCTAAATGGGAATCGCGGGCGTACTCCCATGCCCAGATGACGTCGCGCAGCTTTTTAACGGGAACATGCTCATCGGGCTCATCGGGCTGGGTCATGTCGCTTCTCCTTGGTCTCCAGCGGAACGATAAGCTCGGCGCGCGCGCCGCATTGCGGGCATGCGGGCCAGACGCTCGTTGGGCTTCGCTTGCCGCGCCAACCGCACCGCGCGCACACCACGGCGACCTTCCTCTCAGTTTGCGGGCGCCGCTGCTTCAACTTCATCGCGGATTCTCTGTCTCGTCCAACGGTCCGGTTCCGGCTTGACCATCGACCCAATGGGCCCGAACTCACGCTTGAACGCATCCGCATCGGCGCCGAAATAAAAGAACGCTTGTCCTTGCGTCGGCCGCGCCAGGGCGCCGCCGGGCTCGTAGAACTTGACCCGTCCCTGAGTGAAGCAAACGGTGTTGGCGGCGGACATGGCGTCGTGGAACCAGATCGCGTCGGTATAGTTGTGGGTGAGCGCGATGCAGGCGCTAATCCTTTGGGCGTCCCATTCCATCAACAGCTTGGCGATAAACTTGCCGATCAGCGGCGGCGCGTATGGCGGGTTGAGCCACACCCGCCCGAACCATTGTTGACGCAGCCCGTTTTGATCCTTGTCGAAATACCGCCGCGCCTTCACCGTTTCCTGGGCAAGCTCGGTCGAGGCCGGATCGATGTCGATGTCGCCGAGCACTGCTCGCGCCAGCGCGATATATTGCGGCGGCGTGTACCATTCATTGTTCTGCCGCCGCCCCAGCGTGCCGCGCGTCGTCGGGCGGAATCGGCTGCTGATCAGCTGCCTAATCTCGGCGGCCCTGGCGAGATCCTGATCTGAGGCGTGCGGATCAGTAACGATGTCTTCGAGCGTATTGGCTAGTCGCCAATTCGAGGCCAACCATTGGGCGCCCGAAATCAGCGTGCGGGCGCCGCGCTCACCGAATCCGAGGAGACCGGAGTTGGTTCGAGACCACACCAGCCATTGGCCGTGGCCGAGCGATTCCTTCTTCTTGAGCAATCGGTTTCCGACCTCCGCCAAGTAGAAGACGCGATCGGCGCCCGACGCTTGAGCCTTTTGGTGGAGGAGGCCGATCGCGACCGCGTCCTGGTCGATCGCGTCGCCGCCGACGTTCAGCATTGGTCTCATGCTCCGGCCCGCGTCTCATCCAATTTGGCGAGATCGATTTTTCCTGCGGCGCCAGGGTTTTTGTTGATGAGATCGGCGATCACCCGCTCGACCAGCTTCGGCTTGTCGTCGGGGTGGATGCGCGGGCTTTTGCCGCCGGCGGAGGCATAACGCCGCGCGACTCGGTCCATGATCGCATCCGGGGAATTCCGCTGCAGAATGCGGCGCACCTGCTCGTCGATGGACTTTGGAACGTGGTGATAGAGCCGCGCGACGCCGAGCAGCATGTAACCGTGAATTCGGTAGTTTTCTCGCCAGGCGTCTTTGAGCGTGTACAGCGCCTTCTTCATCGCCGTGCCGTCGCCGTCGAGATTCCATGCCTGTAGGACGTAGCCCGGGCCGCGCAATTGCCGCCTTCCTTTGCCAAGCGTGAAGCCGCATTCCTCGATGGTTTTGGTGAACCCGCGATCAACGCCAGCGACGCCCAGGGCGATCAAGCTGTTGGCGAGTTTGATCGGCTGTTTCGACCGGTTGGAGTTGAACCACTGGAACAGCAGCGCTTCTTGTTTTTGGCCCTCAGTCTGGAACACCTGGCAATGCACGACGCGTTGCTTTTCGCCGCGGCGGAGAATGCCCTGGCGGCGCGACTCCCCGTCAATTACCCAATAGGTGCTGTCAGGACGCTGGGCGATGATCAGAACGTTGAGCAGCGCCTCGGAAAGGTTGGTCGCGACCTGATTGACGATGCGCTCGCGGGGCCGCTCCTGATAACTCATGTCGGCGTTCAGCGCCGCCACCGGCAGATCAACGATCGGCGGCTTCTGGTCGAGGATCGATCTTAGTATTTTCTTTTCTTCGGGCGAGAACATCTCTCGATGCCGCTCGTCCTTTCCATTGGCTTTTGGCGTCATCGCTCTCCATCTCCCACGGCCTCCGCCTTGCCCCGCCCGCCTTCAAATCAGTTTGTCCGCTTTGTCCGCCGGCTTGGCCGCGGAGGTCGACGGGGGGTTACGCCGAGCTTCCGCGGCCGCATCCGGCGCGGAGGAATCCGACCGAGGCGGTGACTCGGTCGGCGCGCCGGAATCGCCGGTTGCGAACTGATCAAGCTTGTCGGGCGGCGCTTCGCCTGGCGCCGGGGCCGCGAGCGGCGGAAAACTCTCGTCGATGCTCGCCATCCCGTCCGAGACGGCCTTCATCATCGCGATTACCTGGGCGACGTCGGGCGCCAGCCACTCGGAAGCAGCGCGGCCCAGCAGCGCTTCGGCCCGCTTGACGTCGATCTTCGCCGCCAGCTTCTCGATCGTTTTGTCGCGCCACTTCGGCAGGTCGCGCCCGATCTTGTCGATGAGCGAGTTTTTCGCTTCCTCGAAGGCGTAATCGCTGAAGGTTTGCAGAGCGTTGGTGACGACGTTTCGGATCGCCTTGCTGCATCCGATCTGAAAGGCGATGTCGCGTGAGCGGTCGATGTCTTCGGCCGACGCCCTCTCGCCGAACGTTCGCTGCGACTTGCGCTGCTGGAACGGCCGGGTGAGCGAATAGCCGGTCTCGTAATCGGTGAACCGGGCGTAGATCAGCCAGGAATCGCCGAGATCAATGACCCGGGTCTCGACCTCGCAGTTACCGTATAGGCGGCTGAGATCGTTGGCGAGCTTGATCGACGGCCCTTCGATCCATTCGGTCTTGCCGGTTTTGCGGTTCTTAACCGGCCAACGATAGTACCAATCATCGCCGGCGCGGGCGGCGAGCATCGCCAGCCGTTGCAGGATTTCGGGCTCGTTACGCTTCACTGCGACCTTTTGTGCGCCGACCACCCGCAGCCCGGCGCCCTCGGCCAACACCCCCGCAGCCGGGATGGTCGCCGGCGGCGGCGCGTTAACCCCGGCTTGGGCGAACGCGTTCAAGGCCTCGCGGCGGCCGTCGTCGATCTCGACATCAGGCATGGTTTCGTTCCTCTAAAATGCGTAGGACGCGCGGATTGCTCGGTTCGACGACGTAACCTTTACGCGGCTCGTTCCGCCAAGAGATGCGCCAGCCTGGCGCGATCGCCCGCTCATGCAGGCCGAGCTTCGCCTTGACGTGAGTTTCAAGCCGCTCGATCTGCTTCGCCGCGTCCTTGGTGAGCCGATTGAGCGTCGCCCGGGTGGTCAGCATCCCGCGCAGTTCATTGTCGCCGGAGAGGTCGAGCGGCGGCTCTTTGATCGCGGCTTTCGGATAGATCGCGCTGATCGTCTCGGCGTCGCGCTCCGGATCCAGCACCGGCATCAGGCCGGCCTCGAAGTCGCTCCAAAAGCGGGCGACGGCGGCGCGAATCCTGGCCTCCGCGGCCTCATGGCGCTCAAGGTCGAAGATGACCGGGCGCCAAGCGTAGCGGTCCATGACCAAGGCGGCGAGCGCGCCCCAGGACGCGCGCTCAAGCATCATCTCGGCCAGCGTTTGCAGCTGATGGCCGAGCGGCGGCCCGTCCGTCCATTCGCGCTCGAATACGCTGTCGGCGAGCGTCTTAGTCTGAATAACGCCTACGCCCTCGCGCTCCGGGTCGATCGCTTCGGCGTCCGGCGTCCCGCCGAGCCGGATCGTGGGATCGCGCAAGTACACTTTCGGCCGCCGGATTTGCCAAGCCGGCCGCTCGTCCGCCAGCATCTCGAGGACCGCCGCCTCGCCCCACCGGCCGCGGCGCAGCACCGCGTCGTCGATCAGGCCGCCGGTGAGGCCCTGCTTTTCGGCCCACACTGACAGTCTGGTTTTGCCGTAGGGATGACAGCCGAACAGCGCCGCCACGTCTGAGGCGGTGACGTCGGCCATGCGCCAGGCAAGCCATTGAGCGCGGTCGACGATCGCTCGCCGTTCGATCGCCGGCGGTTCCGCGAGGGCGTTCACTATGCGCCCCCAACGAGCGTGAACGGCGGATCAATGCCGGCAAAGCTCGCTCGGTACGTGTATTCGCACTCGCCGCATAGCAGGACCGCATCCTCGCCGGCCGCGACTTCCTCATCACCGAGCCCATGGGCGCGCGGGTCCATCAGCCACCAATTTTGATGAGTCTGGTAGCAATATTTGCAGTGACCTCGGCCGCGCGCTAATCGGCCGATGGGCATCTCTTCAAGAACCAAAGTCGGCCCGCGTGGGAAAGTAATGGTCGGCCGATGCGACGGCCAATCGGGATGAGCGATCCGCCTTTCGCGGCTCTCCTTCATCAGGCCTTCGAAGAATCCATCGTCATCTATTGACGTCATGCCGCCCCCTCAACGCACCCCAGCCGCCTTCAAAGCCCGCCCGAGATCGTCGCTGAGCTGATCGAGCGACTTGCGGGTCTCGTCATTCGAATCGGCGAGTCGCTCGGCCACGTCGTCGAGGGTGGAGCACAATTCCAAGATCGCCTGGACGAGCGTCACGTCCCGGTCGTCGACGCCGCTCATCACGTCGCGTCTCGCCTCCATTCGTTGGGTTCGCGTCCGCATGCTCATCCTCCTTCACATCCAGACGATCCTTTCGAACAGCACCGCCGGCCCGGCGATCCAGGCGAGCGTTTCCGCGTTTTTGACGTGCTGATGCAGCAGCGCGTGGCGCCGATGGATGATGGTCGCCGCCTCGTTGCGCGGCAGGCCTTTCTGATGGCCCATCTCGTCGACGAACATATCGGCGCGCTTGAAATTGAGGCCGCATTCAAAATCGGCCAGCACCGACACGTGCTCGAATTCGACCGGGCCGAGCAGGTTCTTCAAGAGCGCGCGCAGCGAGCCGTAATCCGGCCGCTCGGGCAATTCGACGGTCAGCCGCTCGCTCGGCTGATCGGGCGTCAGGATGAGGACGCGGGTCTCCATCAGTTCAGCCCCCGCGCTTCCAGCCATTCGGCGAATCCTGGCGACTGATAATCAAGCTGAGCGCGATGCTTGCCGAGAAGGTCCTCGCGGGTGAAGCCGAGCCCGATGAAGATCGCCAAGGCGCGCTCGGCCCGTTCGGGCGTGATTGGGCTCCCGCGCTTGAGCACCGGCTGGCCGCAGCACAGGCACCTGTCGAGATCGGTGTTGTCGCGCAGGACGTTCATTCCGCGGGCGCCTCCTTGCGGCTCGCCGGCGGCGCCCGTTTGCTGTTGACCGCCGGGCGCCGGCGGGTCACATGCAATTCCGCCTCGACCTCGACCAAGGCGACCTGGGCGCCGTGCAAGGCCTCCTCGAGATGCTCGATGACCTCGCTGAGATTGGTTTGAAGCCGCTCTAGCCGGCTCGTGATCGCTTCGCCGTTCCCTCGCCTGCTCATTGCCGGCCTCGCGCTTCCGGTGGAAAGGTGACGCCCTCGCCGCGCTTCCATTCGAAGCAGCAGCAATCGTCCGCGTCGGTGATGATCACGCGCTCGACGATCCCGAGCGTAGAGGCGACGTTATCGGTGTAGTGGCGGGCGGCCTTGACGGCCTCCTCGGCGTCGACCGCGCGGCGCACGTATTCGTGCTCGCCGTTGTTGAAGAACTGGCAGACCGAGAATTCGCCGGTCATGCGCCGCCTTGCTCCTTGAGGGCCATCAGCTTCAGCTCAAGCGCGCTGATGATCTCGTCCATCGGCACGCCCGCCTCGGTCGCCTCTTTGATCAAATCATCGAGGTCATCTTCGAAAGTCGGATCATCCATCGTCGGACCCTTACTCGTTGCGGTTAGGCGCGCACCCGCGTCGCGAGCGCGGCCCGCTCGACCGCGGTCAAATCCCATTGCGCCACCACCAGCCAAAGGTCGGCCTGGCCGATCCGGCGCAGGAGCAGCGGATCGTGCGGCGGCGTCAGCGTCCATTCGGCTTCGAACAAGACGTGATAATTGGCGAGCCCGCGCTTCGGCCGCAGGTGCAGCGGCGGCGTCGGAACGAGCGCGGTCGCGCCCCATCGGCGCCGGTTCGGCAGAATCGAAAACGAGCCCGCCGGCCAGGTGAGGACCGAACGCGATTGCATGGGCGTCCAGTTCGGCCGCTGGTAGCGCACCCGCGCGTCATCGGCGGTCATGGTGGCTGAGCCGTCCTGGTTGAAGCGGACCGCGCAGGCGGTCGCGTCGGCCCGGCAGAGCGCCAGCTTGGGCAGGCCGTAGCCTTGGCCCTCAGCGTTCACGCCGGCGGCCTTGACGCTTTCGAGCGCCTGGATCACCAGTCGGCCGAGGGCGAGGAACTGGTAGGCCCTCATACATTCCCGATCGATCGGCCGCGACCAATGCACGTGCTTGCGATATTGGCGATAAAGCTCGCGGGCCTTGCCGCGATCGAGCTGAATGGAAAGGGTTTGCATGATCGTTGCCTCGCGCGCAACGAGGCATCGTTGGCGATAGGGCAACTTTTGTCAAGTGGGCCTGACCGGCCCCGCAGCTAGGATTTGGGCTTCGGCGGGATCAGAAGCTCGAGAGCGGCGATTAAGCGGTCGCGCTCATCCTGCGGCAGATGGGCGAGCATCGCGTCGGCGGACCTGATCTCCGGCGGATAGAACAGCTGCGCCGCCTCGATGCCGAGCGCTTTCCCGATGCGGAATTGGAGACGCAGGCTGAGCGTGCGTTCGCCCCGTTCGTAGCGGGAAACCTCGCCTTTGGTGGTCCTGAGCCTAGCCGCCAAGCACTCTTGCGAGAGCCCGCAGTGCTGTCGCCACTCTTTGAGGTAAAAAGGAAATTCATCATCGTCGCCGTCGCCGTCGGCGCCGGACGATCTGATCATGAGCGCAGGCCGCCGTGGCGGCGGGCGGGAGCCTGACGTTGGCATAATGATAACATTATCACGAGTCGGCCCGTGAGTTAAACCGTCTTACGTCGGATAATTAGATCGAGGCGGCGGAGCGCCTCTTGACGACAGGTTGGCGCTACCGCAACCTGTCCGGCGATGACCTCCGAATTTCATCGCGCCAGATTGAAGGATGCGCGGGTTCGGGCGGGCCTGACCCAGGCCCAGCTCGCTCAGCGGATCGGCATCTCGCGGCATTTCGTGGTCGAGGTTGAGAACGGCCACCGCGATCCCGGCTACGCGACGATGGACAAATGGGTGCAGGCGCTCGGGGCGAACGACTCGCTCGATTTATTCCAGCAGATGCGACGGAAACCGGCGACGCCGATTTTTCGCCAGCCGCGGCGCAAGCGCTCATCATCGCGGCCCTCGGAAACCACTGAGGTAGCGTAAAATGGGTCGCCTGGCGGCCCATCGCGACCTGTTCGGGCGGCCGGCGCCGGGGCGCGAGCGCGACCGCAACGCCGAGGCCAAGCGCCAGGCGGCGATCGTCGAATTCGTGCGCTGGGTGGCGCCGCACATCCGCATCTTCGCGGTGCCGAACGGCGGCCTGCGGACCAAGGCCGAGGCGGCCCGGCTCAAATGGACCGGCGTGCTCGCCGGCGTGCTCGACCTGGTGCTGGTGCTGCCCGAGGGCCGTACGGCCTATTGGGAGACCAAGACGCCGCGCGGGCGCCTCTCTGACGATCAACGGGACTTCATCGGCGCGCTCGAAGGGCTGGGCCATAGCTGGGCCCTGGTGCGCTCGATCGACGACGCGCGGCGCGAGCTGGCGCGGCTCGGCGTCATCACGAAAGAGCATCCGCTCGCCGGCGTGACTCACGCCATGCTGCGGGAGGCGAGCGCATGAACGATCAGCCGTTCGCGCCGATCGATTCCGCAGCGCTCGATGGCCGGCGGTCCATCGATTCAATCATCATCGGCGAACGGCATCGCAAGGCGATGGGCGACGTCGCCGGGTTGGCGGCGAGCATCGCCGAGGTTGGCCTCCTCCATCCAATCGTCATCCGCTGCGATGGAACGCTCATCGCTGGCGAGCGGCGGCTTGAGGCCTTCAGGCTGCTAGGCCGCACCGAGATTCCCGTGACAGAAGTCGATCTCAAGGAGATCGCCCGCGGCGAGCTGGCTGAGAACGCCATACGCAAGGATTTCCTGCCGAGCGAGATTGACGCCATCCGCCGCGCGCTGGAGCCGGCCGAGAAGGCGGCGGCGAAGGAGCGCATGACGCTCGGCGGCCGGGGGAAAAAGGGCCGGAAAGTTTCCGGACCTTTTGACGCTCGCGACAAGATCGGCGCCTTCGCCGGCGTGTCGGGCCGCACGGTCGAGAAGATCGCCGCCGTCGTCGAGGCGGCGGAAGCCGAGCCCGAACGGTTCGGCAAGCTGGTCGCCGACATGGACCGCACCGGGCGCGTCGACGGGCCGTTCAAGCGGCTCAAAGTCGCGCGACAGGCGGAAGCGATCCGCGCCGAGCCGCCGCCCTATCCTGGCCGAGGACCATATCGGGTCATCGTCGCCGATCCGCCCTGGCCCTATGAGATTCATAAAGGGGATCCGTCGCATCGTGCGACGCATCCCTATCCGCAAATGTCGATCGCCGAGATTTGCGGCGAAGGCGCGAAGGTTCAGGCCATCGCGCACGAGGATTGCGTCCTGTGGCTGTGGACCACCAACCACCACATGCGACAGGCTTTCGATGTGCTCGACGCGTGGGGGTTCGAACACAAGACGATCCTCACCTGGATCAAGGACAAGATGGGCACCGGGGATTGGCTGCGCGGCCAAACCGAGCACTGTCTGTTCGCGGTGCGCGGCAAGCCGACCGTCCATCTCGTCAATCAGACGACCGCGCTGCACGGCCCGCTGCGCGAGAATTCGCAGAAGCCGGAGCAATTTTACACCTTCGTTGAAAGCCTCTGCCCGGCGCCGCGTTACGCCGAACTGTTCTCGCGTCACGCCCGGCCGAATTGGGACGGTCATGGCGATGAGCACCGGCGCGGCGAGGCGATGCGGGAGGCGAGCGCATGAGCGAGGTCATTCCTCTCCATGGCGTTCCGCCGGCGCGGCAACCAGCGCTGGAACGGGCGATTGCGGCGCAATTGCTATCGGATCGACATCGGCTATGGGGTCAGCACTGCCCAGTCGTTGACCTTGATTTTGTCCCCTATAACGGCGGCCTTCCGACGGGGCTGATCGAGTACAAGCACGAATACGGGAAGCCGCTTTCACTTGAAGCGGAAAGAAGGGCTCTGCTGCGCCCGACTGCGGTTCTGATCGAATTGGTCAAACCGCGTCAAGATGAATTGCCGTTCTTCATGTGCCGCTACGCGGCTGATTTCTCGTGGTTCAAAGTCGCGGCCATGAACGAGGCGGCGGAGCGCGCATTACGCGTGAAACGGGCCTGCCTCGATGAAATTCAATATGTCCGCTTTTTGTGGAGCCTGAGCGGAAGGCGCCCGCCGCGTTGGGTCGAGAAAAATCTAACTGGCCTGCCTCAATTGGATTTCTAGCCAATGCGCGAGATCGCCTTTTTACGACAGCGCGAAGTGGCGACCTTCGATCCGAAGGAGACGAGAGTCGTTCAGTCCAAGGCGGATAGCGTCATCGCGCACGCGCGGCGGATCAAGGACTGGCCGCTGCTTGAGGAGGCGGTCGCCGTCAAGCTCGAAGACCAGCGCGAGCATGTCGCGTGGTGGGACGCGAGGGTCGAGATGGGCCGCGGCGATAAAGTGTCGCACAACGCGGACACTTTATCGGTTGAGCAGGCCGAGAAGGATACCGGCATCGGCAAGCGCGTCGTGTCGCGCTGGCGCAACGGCCTCGCTGACGAAAGCGCCTACCGCGAGCGCATGTACGGGCGCGCCTATGCGGCGGGAATGGGCCTCGACCGGAAGGCGGCGAAAACCTGGATGCGAGGATCGAAGGCCGGCCGCGCGTTGCCTGATGGCGACTACACGTTGATCTGCGCCGACGTCGCCGAGGTCGAAATCGAGACTGGCGCCGTCGATCTTATCCTGACTGACCCGCCCTATCCTGAGAAGTTTTTGCCCGTTTACAAAACCCTAGCGAAGCGGGCGACGGAATGGCTTAAGCCGGGCGGCAGCTTGCTCTGCATGTGCGGGCAGTCGTACCTGCCTCAGATCCTGGCGCTGATGACGCCGCACATCCGCTATCATTGGACTCTGACTTATCTCACGCCCGGCGGCCAGGCGGCCCAAATATGGGCGCGCAAGGTCAACACGTTCTGGAAGCCCGTCCTGTGGTTCGTTAACGGCGATTACGCCGGCGATTGGATCGGTGACGTCGCGGAAAGCGATCCCAACGACAATGACAAGCGGTTCCACGGCTGGGGCCAATCGGAGAGCGGCATCGCCGACCTCCTCGACCGCTTCGCCTCGCCTGGGCAATTGGTTTGCGATCCGTTTGTCGGCGGCGGCGCGACCGCGGCCGTAGCCTTAAAAATGGGGTTGCGGTTCATCGGCTCGGACATCGATCAAGCGGCGATTGATAAGCTCAGAGAGGCCTCCGCAGCATGAGCCCGCGCGCCTCCGGCTATAAGCGCCGTCCGGTAGCGAGGACCGAATGACCGAGCGCGCCGGCGACATGGGCCGCTGCTCTTGCGGCGCCAAGATCGAGTGGCGGCGCGATTGGCGCGACCGCCTGATCAAGCTCGACGTGCGAGCCGATCCTCTGCGCCGGCCGACCTTCCTCGAGGTCGAGATGGGCGAGTTCGTCGAGGTCCACCGCCACGAGTGCGAGCCGCCGCCGAAGCCGCAGCCCTATGACGGCCGCGACGTCCGGCCGAAAGTGAAGGTGCGCGAGCCCGCGGCGCCGGCGGCCGAACCGCAGTTTGAGTTGTTCAGATGACCGGCCGCGCCGAAGCTTTCGCCAGGCTGGTGTCTGAGCGCGTCCCACCCGCGAAAGCCCGTGAGGCCGTCGAGGCCGCCGACGACATCCTCGAGTGGCGTTACGGCTACGTCGATCCTTATCGCCTGCTGAGGCTCGCCAAGCTCATCATCGAGCACGAGCGCATCGAGCACGAGCGCATCGAGCACGAGCGTCAGGCGAGACCGCAATTCGAGTTGTTCCGATGATCGAGCAGCCTGACCTTTTCGCGCCGCCGGCGAGGCCTCCGCCGCCGCCGCCCTTCGATCCGTATCGTCACCCTTGCGCCGTCTGCGGCGCCGAGCCGGCCCCGTTCGGGCGCGGCTGGCCGCACGAGCCGAGCTTCTATTGCCGCGACCATTTCGAGCCAGGGATCGGGAGGAACAAAGATGGAGAAGCCAGAGCAGATTGACGTGCTCGTCAACGGCCCCGCCATGGTCGAGATCGACGCCGAGCGGTTCGCGCAGATCATCTTCGACACCTGTCACACATCCGAGGCGCGCGCCGCCCAGGCGGCGAATCTGATCGTCGATTATCTGATCGCGCTTCACCAGAACGCCACGCCCATCCCCGTCCAGTAAAGGGGCCCTCCGATGACGGACGGCCCGGTCGCGCGGGAAACAATGGCCGACGCGCTCGACGTCGGCCGATTCGACCGGCTCGCCGAGCTGGCCGAGCTCGCCGCGTCATACTGGCGCAGCGTCGCGCTCGCCGCCGATCGCGGCGAGGCGCTGACCGTCACCGTTCACTGCCGCCAGGTCGCCGCCGTCACCAAGGAGGCCTTCAAGCTCGCGCGCACGCTCGGCTCGCCGGAGGTCGAATCGTGAACGACGACGACGAGAATCAAGACCGGAACGTCGTCAAGGAGCGCGAGCGACTCTTCCGCGCCTATCCGGACGAGTACAGCGATGGCGCCCGGCGCGGCTACACCGGCAACAAGCGTTATCCGCGCGGCTTTGACGGTTGGCCGATCGAGCGGCGCAACGCCTGGTACGCCGGCTGGAACGTCGGCTATTGCGATCGCAAGGCGGGGCGCTGATGCCGGAGCGACCGCCCTATTTCACCGAGGAGCAGTGGCAGGCGCATCTCCGCCGGACCGGGCAGGCCCCGCCCAGCGAGGAGCCGCAGCCGCAGTCGCCGCCCAATGGCGGCGACAGCGATAAGGTCGTTCAGCTCGACCAGAGCAAGCGGCGCAAGAGACCGCCGCCGGCGCCGCCGCCCGGCGGATGGCCCGAATGGCTCGCCCGCCTGCGCCGCGACGATCGCGGCCGGGTCATCCCCGATCTCGCCAACGTGCTCATCGCCTTGCGCGGCGAGGACCAGCTGATCGGCGCATGCGCCTTCGACGAGATGCTGCAACATTCGATCGTGCAGAAGGAATGGCCGCGCCTGCCCGACGCCCGGCCGGTTCAGCCGCCGCCGCACGAGACCGACGACGACGATATCGCCCGCCTGCAGGAATGGTTGCAGCGCATGGGCCTGCCGCGCGTCGGGCGCGAGATCGTCGGCCAGGCGGTCGAAGTGTTCGCCCGCGAGCGCCGCTATCACCCGGTGCGCGATTGGCTCGAAGGGCTCCGATGGGACGGCGTTCGCCGGCTCGATCGCTGGCTGTTCACCTATTTCGGGGCCGAGGCCGAAGACGAAGCCGCGATCGAATACGTCGCCGCGATCGGCAAGATGTTCATGATCGCGATGGTCGCCAGGATTTTCCGGCCGGGTTGTCAAGCCGATTACATGCTCGTGCTTGAGGGCGATCAGGGCATCCTCAAATCGAGCGCCTGCCGCGCGCTCGCCGGCGAATGGTTCTCCGACAGCCTGCCGGACGACATTCAGAGCAAGGACGCCCGCCAGCACCTTCGCGGCAAATGGCTGATCGAGGTCTCTGAGCTGGCCGCCTTCTCGAAGGCTGAGACTGAGGCGCTGAAAGCCTTCATCACCCGGCGCGAGGAGCGCTATCGGCCGCCGTTCGGCCGGCATGACGTGGTCGAAAAGCGGCAATGCGTGTTCGTCGGCACAACGAATCAGGAAATGTACATCAAGGACGCGACCGGAGGGCGCCGCTACTGGCCGGTCAAATGCCTCTCGATCGACGTCGCCGGGCTCGCCGCCGTTCGCGATCAGCTGTTCGCCGAGGCCATGGTCCGCTTCCGAATGGGCGATCGTCATTGGCCGACCGCTGAGGATGAGGCCAAATTCTTCAAACCGCAGCAGGAGAAGCGCCAGGAGGATGATCCATGGCATGCGACGATCGCCGACTGGCTGAACCGGCAAACTGACACTCGATTCACCGTCTCGGCTATTGCTCAGAACTGTCTAGGGTTTGACGGCAGTTCACGTATCGGCACTGCGGAAGCGCGTCGCATAACCAACATCCTCAAAGATTTAGGCTGGGTGCAAGAGCGGACGATGCATGGTCGGTTCTACATTCGCCCACGGGAAGACCATGACGCATGACGCATAATGACGGATATTCCTATATAGTCTCTGTAGTGCGCGCGCGGCCATACGAATCGCTATATAGGGGGGCTCTATAGGCGGATGCGTCATTATGCGTCATGCGTCATGCGGCGCGACGCTCGCGGCAAGCCAAAAAGCGCCCGCCGCCCAGCCCGACATCACGGAGTCGTGATATCCTGCACATTTGCGGAGTTGACATACAGCCTACCTAGCCTCGCCAAACGGCGGATTCCTCCCGGCTAATTTCATAGGCATTGTTTAGCGTTGACGGCGCGGAGAGAAGCGCAACTAATGCCATGCAACATTCTCAATAATGTCACTTAGCCGTCACAGCCGCCGCCCGGCTGAGCGAGGGAAAAAGGGCGAAATCAGAAAATTCTGAGGAGGAGGCCCCGCCAAAATGCAACCCGAGCTGAGCAAAACCAAGCGCGACCAGGCCGTCCAACGGGCGCTCAGAGATCGGGACAAGGCTCTCAAGGAACGCGACAAGGCTCTTACGGCGCTGAAAGAGGCGGTCGACGAACGGGAGTACATCCTCGGATTTTTGACCAAGCTCGGTTTCGCCTTCGGCGCCAGCCGACAGCTCTCCTATCATCCGCTTGAGGGCGGCGCGGTCGAAATCCGATCGGTCTATCCGTCGCCGGCGGAGGCGGTAGCCGTTTCGCTCCACATCCGGCATCTGCGCGCCATGGTCGCCGTAGCCTCCGCGAAACCGGACGCGGCGCTCAGGGCTTACCAGGCGCGGCTCGCCGGCCCCCGGCGCGGCGACGACGCTTAGCTGATCCATTCTCGAGACAACCTCCGAATCGACGGCCGACGCCTGGCGGCCGGCGCGGCGTTGACAGGCCTATCCGCGTCCGCCTAACGTTGCCGTAATGGCAACATGAAAAGCCTCGCCTATGATCGTGCGCCCGGCGAAAAGTTTCACGTGAAACAAGCTTGCACACCTTGCGCCCTAGGGCAGATTGCCCTATATCAGAGTGCGGGTGATTTTGCCCGCTCTGGAGCAACGGGAGCAGGCTAAAATGGCCCTCAACCTCACCAAGACCTATACGGTCAAATCCAACGCCTCCGCGGATATCCGCAAGGCGATCAAGCGCGGCGAATGCGCCGAAGGCGATTACCGCGTCGTCACCGCCAGCGTCAGCGGCGGCTTCCGCATCGTATGCGTCGACGAGACGCCGCTCACCCGCTGGCCGGAAGGCGCCGTCCCGGGCCGTACCCGGGAAGATGCCGCCGCGGCCGACGCTGCGGCGATCATCGCCCCGAACGCCGAGGCGATGAACGAAGCGCTCGCCGCCGATCGCGACGCCGCGGCTGAGGTCGAGGCGGAGCTAGAGGAGGCCCGCCGGGAGCTTCTCACCGACCCGCAGGTTCAGATCGGCTCGGCCGTCGTCGCCGATTGGGAGGCGGAGCGCGCCGCTGTCGCGCGCGACGTCACCCCCGGTCTCGCCCGCCTTCGCGCCCATCCCGACGCTGAGGCGATCCGCGCCGCCGAGCTGGCCGATCAGGATCAGGCGCTCTATGGCGCCCGGCTCGCGCCGGACCCGTCGCGGCTGTCGCCAGAAGCCGCCGAGGCGCTGAGCGCCAAGGCCGCGTCCGAGCCGGCGCAGCCGGCGAGCGGCGCCAAGGCCGCCGTCCGGCGCGCGGTTAACCGCGCCATCGCCAACGGCTCGCCGGTCATCGTCGAGCAGCCGGTCGCGGCGGCGCGTCGCCGGGGCCGCAAGCCGGCCGAGCCGAAGCCGGCGGCGGCGTCTGGCGGCCTCTCGGAAGGCGCGGCGCTGGTTCTCAAGGCGCTGGCGAAGGTCGCCGGCGACGGGGCCTGGATCGATCAGAAGGCGATTCCGCACGGCCTCGCCGGCCGCGCGGCGCCGGGCTTCCTCGCCGGCCTGGTGAGGCACGCCCTGATCGAGGTGCGCGCCGACAAGGGCGGCAAGTTCTCCGCCCGCCTGACGGCGGCCGGCGTCGCCCTCACGCAGGAGGCGGGCCGATGAGGCTCGCCATCCACTATATGAGGCCGGAATGGTTCCGTAACGGGATCATGGGCGCCAAGCCCAACCTCGCCAACCTCTCCGCCACCCATGTCCTCCTGACCACGATCGAGGTCGACCAGGAGCGCGTCGATTGGGCGCTTGAGGACGCCTTCCGCCGGATGCAGGGCGAGATCTGGTCGCCCAACGGCGAGGCCCGCGATCTGATCGAGAGCAAGGGCCTTAGCCACACGTCGATGTCGGTCGGCGACGTGGCGATGATCGACGGCAAGGCGTTCGTCGTCGCCTCGTTCGGCTTCGAGCCGCTTCCTGACGCAGGGGGAGCGGCGTGAAATGTTCTACCGCTTCGTCTTTAAGAACCGGCACACCGGGGAACTTCGCGCGGCCGTATCGACCGCGCAAAACCGGGCCGCGCGATCGCTCGGCCTGGTTCTCGTCCCTCACTCGAGAATTCGTGGCCGGCAGGTCATCGCCGCGCCGTGGATGGCTTGGGAGTGCTGGACGTCGCCCGATGTGTGCCTGTGGCACTACACCGACCAGGGCGATCGCAAGCCGGGGGCGCGCAAATGAGCGGCGCTGACGAGAGCTTCATCTCGGTCGGCAAAGGTTTCACGACCTTTGTCGGGCCGGATGCAACCCGGATGTTCGCCGCGGCCTCGCTGCGCGGCGCGATCGGGCTCTATCTGGAAACCCGGATGAAGGCGAGCCGTGTTCACACGCCGACTCGCATGCTGGCGGCGGCGAGCGCGATCACTCGCAAGCCGTACAAGCGGGGCCAGCTCGCCCAGGCGCACGCCGATCTCACCGTCTGGATCGAGACGATGAAGGCGGCGCTGCCGGTCATTGATCGGGAGGCGGGCCAATGACCGCCGCCATCGCCGCCCTCAATGACGCCTTCCGCCGCTCCGGCGGCGCGGGCGGGCGCGTCCTGTTCACCGCCGGCGTCAGCGCTCTCGGGATCGAGTTCTCGCACCTGGCCCTCGGGCTGGTGCGTCTATTCGACAAGTTCGACGGTGACAACGACCCGCACGGCGAGCGCGACTTTGGCGCCTTGGAGTTCAAGGGCCGCAAGCTGTTCTGGAAGATCGACTACTACGACCGCGAGCTTGAATACGGCTCGCCGGACCCGGCCGACCCGGCCGTCACCACTCGGGTGCTGACCATCATGCTAGCGGAGGAATACTGACATGCCGAGACTCCAAGAGTGCCCGTGCGGCTCTGGCGAGTTCCCCGATGCGCGGCATGACGCGCGCGGGATTTTCCTTTGCTACACGTGCCCGAAATGCGAGCGCGAAAAGCTCGCCGGCTATCGCCCCGACGTGCTGACCGATCCGAACTATCCCGCCGACGAGCCAATCGACGGCGACGATTGGGAGGACGACGGCGATGCGTAAGCTCTACGACTACGTGATCACCGGTTCGGCCGGCGACGGCCAGACCTGGAAAACCGAGGGGCGAGTCGAGTGCGACTATGAGGACGTCTGGAATGTCGTCAATCGTGAGAGCTTCATCAGGCTCACCCGCGGCCAGGCGATCTTCGGCAAGCCCGGCGTCGGTTGCCAAGGCCCGTATGACATCCACGAAGTCGTCATCAAGCAGGTGCGCCAATGACCGGCGGCTACGTGTTCGCATTCGGGCCGTGCCTCGGCTGCAAGCAGCCGTTCGGCTTCAACCCGCATCGCGTGCCGTCGATTGTCGTCGACGGCGAGCGCGAGCCGATCTGCCGCGAGTGCGTCGCGCGCGTCAATCCGCAGCGTAGGGCCAACGGCCTGCCGGAGATCGTTCCGTATCCCGACGCCTATGAGCCGCTGCCGGAGGGCGAGCTATGACGCGCACCCAATGCTTAGGCCTGATGATCCGCGACATGATCGAGGGCCAAACGATGCAACTCTTCGACGATGACGGCGAGCCCGGCGAGGGCTGGCTCAAGATCAACTTCGTCGATGTTTCGGACGCCGACAATCCGGTCGTGCAATTCGAGGACGGCTCGACCCTCACCGTACGGATCATCAGCCCATGAGCATCCTTGACGCCATGATCGACCTGGCGGGCGAGCACGCCCGCCGGATTCTGATCGAGCAGAAGCAAACCGGCTTACAGCCGATATTTCTGTTCGCCACCCCGGCCGGCAACACCGTTGTTCCGTGCGGCCCCTTGATGGGCAGCGGCGACGCCAAGGAGGCGCTTGCCGAGATCATGCGGAGCTTGATGCGCGAGCGCGGCGCGATCGCCTATTCGTTCGTCTCTGAGGCCTGGATGGCCGAGAGGCCGTCAGGCTCGCCTCTGCCAAGAGACGTCGCCAGCCTGCCTGACCGCATGGAGGTCGTCTACGCTGTCGCCTTCGACGCCGCCGGCGATGCGCGCTCCGCCTGCTGGCGGATGGTGCGCGATCCGCACCGCAGGATTTTGGCGCTTGAGCCGATACCCATGCCGACCGGGCCGGAGGCGCTCGCCGGGCGCTTCGCCAATCTGTTGCAAGCCCGCGGCTGAGCCCATGGGGCTACGCGTCATCGTGATCCTGATCGGCCTCGCCGCCTTCGCCGCCGGCGTCGTGGTCGTCCTCGACCGGCTCGCCGTCGACCAACAGCGCGGCGAGATGGATGGACAATGATGACCGCCTGGAAACCGAACACCGGCCAGAAGATCGAGCGCCTGTACGCATGGATCGCCACCGAGCCGGACGGCGGCGAGGGCGTCTGCTCGATGCAACTCGGCGACATGCACATGCCGCTGATCGGCGCGGACACGGCGCGGATCGAGAGCCTGGCGCCGCAGGCGGCGATGATCGCCCGCACGAGCGGCTATCCGGTGCGGCTCGTCGAGTTCTCGACCCGGCGCGTGATTCGAGACGAGCCATGAGCGAGAGCGCCGTCATCCGCCGGTGCCTCGATCTCTGCGAGATCGGCTTCACCGCACGTTCCGCCGCGCACTATCGCGAGATCGCCGTCGCGCTCGAACCGTATCGGTCAGACAAGCGGATCGTCGCGGCGATCCGCCTGGCGCAAGGCGGGGCGTCGCTCGCCTCGCCGCGATTCGCCTATCCGCACATCGCCTCGCAGCTTCGCGAGCGCCTACGGGAGATCGCCGCATGAGCCCGCGCCCCGACAACGATCCATGCGCGATTTGCGGTCGCCCGTGGCGGCAGTGCGAGTGCGGCGAACGGCCGCAGGCCGGCGATACTCCCGCCGGCGAAGCCGACGCCGCTATGGCGCTGGTCGCGGCGGTCAGGCCGCTCTTCAAGGGCAAGTCGGCGCAGGTCCAGGGCGCGGCGCTCGCCGATCTGTTGGCGATGTGGCTCGCCGGCCATGTCGACGGCGACGATCCCGAGGGCGCGACCACCGAGCAGCTCCGCGAGGCCGTGCTCGAGCTGCATCTCGCCGCCGTCCGTGGCCTGATCCCGATCAATTACCACGCACTGATCGAGCCGCAGCTCAAGGGGCGCAAGCCATGACAACCGAGGTTTATCTGGTCTGGTCCAACGAACATCGCGCCTGGTGGCAGGCCGGCGGTTACGGCTATAGCTTCGGCCTCAACCAAGCCGGGCGGTTCACTCGCGACCAAGCGCTGGCGATCTGCCGGAAGGCGATCCCGACTGCGGCGCACCTTGGCGCGATCGCCGAAATCCCGGTGCGGCTGTCGGACGTCAACGAGTTCTTGGACAAGGCAGTCGTACCGCGGCCGATCTTCGAGGGCCGCGAATGACCCTCAACGACGCCGCCTTGGCGTTCGCGATCTTCGCCGTGCTGTTGAGCCTGTTCAACACGTGGCGCGACGAGCGCGCGCTGGCGCGGCAAATCGCGCTGGCGCTCGCGGTCGCGTTCGCCGCCGGCATAGCCTTTGGCCGGTGGCTTTCATGACGCTGGTCATCGAAACCGCGCCGGGCCGGCCGGCGCGGCAGTGCGGCGACTGTCAGCTGTGTTGCAAGCTCCTGCCGGTGCGCTCGCTCGACAAGGGCGCCGGCGAGCGCTGCCGCCATCAGAGTCACGCCCGCGGCTGCAAGGTCTATCATCAGCTCGGGCGCGTCTCGCCCGAATGTCGCTTGTGGTCGTGCCGCTGGCTGGTCAACGACGACGCCGGCGATCTCCGGCGCCCGGACCGCTCGCACTACGTCCTCGACATCATGCCGGAGTACGTCACCCTGCAGGATGGCGAGGGCAAGCGGACGCCGATCCCGGTCGTGCAGATTTGGGTCGATCCCTCTCACCCCGACGCGCACCGCGACCCGGCCCTGCGCGCTTGGCTGCAACGGCGGGCGATCGCTGAGGGCGTCGCCGGCCTGGTGCGCTATTCCGACACCGCCGGCTTCGTCATCTTCCCGCCGAGCCTGAGCGACGACGGCCAGTGGCATGAGGCGGAGAGCAACCTTGTCGGGCCGACGCACAGCATCGGCGAGGTGATGCAGGCGCTCGGGACCGGGAAAGTCCCGTAATCGCCGCGCCGGCCTTGCGCCCTAGGGCGTTTTGCCCTATGTCGTCAGAGACGCGGGCGCGGTCGCCCGTTCCACTCTGAAAGGACGAAATCTAGGGCATCTTGCCCGAGGGCAATGAAGCGGATAGAAGGGGTGTGGACATGACTGCTGACGAGCTGACTGAAATTCTCCGCCGCGAGCTAACGCCTATCCGCGATGAACTCGCCGTAGTGCGCCGATCGGTCGACGCCATGGCGCCGCAGGTCGCCGGAATCCCGCTTTTGCATCGCGCCGTCGATGGACTGCGCCAGGAAAGCCGACAGATCAAAGTCGCGGTCAATGATCTCGCCGCGATTCAGGTGACCTCGGGCGAGATCGAGGCGCTACACGCCGACGTCAACAAGACCATGAGCCGCGAGGACGAGCTTGAGGCGCGCCTTAGCGTGGTCGAGCGCATGGTCCGCGAACTGAGCGAGCGGCGCTGATGACCGCGCACGCCGACGATATCGCGCTGCTCGACCCGATCGGGGGACGGCTCGCCGGCCTTGAGCAAAAGCTGAATCTTCTCACGTGGATGGTCGGTGGCGTTTACGCCGTCATCGTTATTCTCGGCGCGCCGGCTCTCTGGCTGCTTTTGCGCGTGGCCGCCAAAGTGGGCGCGCTCGGATGAGTCGCGCCGCCAAGCCTCGCCAATTCACGCCCCATCTGACGCCGGTCGGCCGCCGCCGGCGAAATCCAGATGACATGACCGCCGCCGAATTCCTCGCCGTCATCGAGGAGCTTGAGCTGTCGCAAACCGCCGCCGCCCGGCTGTTGGGCGTCAACGAGCGCACGCCCCGCCGGTGGATCGAGGGCACGCCGGTTCCGGCGCCGGTCGCGCGCTTCCTGCGCTTCCTCGTCCGCGCCAAGATTTCGCCGGTCACCGTCATGGAGACGCTGGCCCGTTAGGCCGTAGCGGCGGGCCAGAGCTGGCCCAGGACAGCCGCCGCGGGCTCGGCCGGGTGTTCCCGGGCCGGGTGACGCCAAAGGCCCGCCCTAGGGCCGCCTGTGAGCCTCTGTCGAGGGAGCGATGGCCGAGGAGCCGAAGCTAAAACCGGGATCGTTCTATTGGGTCATCCCTGAATTCGACGTCGATTTTACGCCGCCCGGATTCGAGGGCCGGGAATGCGATCAGGCCATGTACGAAGCGATGCGGAATCACTGGACCCAGCGGCGGCAACCCGCGAGGTTCGACGGCTATAGCCAGAACGGCGAGGAGGTTTGGCATTACATCGGCGTCGACAAGGCTGAGGCGCCGTGGCCGGTGTGTTGGACCGGCGCGGAAATTGTCGATGAGCTGGACAGCGCGTGATCCCCCTTACCTATATCCTGGTTGACCGCGAGCCGGTCGAGGAGCCCGATTTTCAGATTTGGGGCCGATGGATGGAGACTGCTGATCGCCACGTGCGCCTATCCGAGCAAGGCGACGTGTGGGTCAGCACCGTGTTCCTCGGCGTCAATCATAATTTCTTCAGCCGCGGGCCGCCCATCGTATTCGAGACCGTGGCGTTCGTTGGCCACGAGGGCGCCGGTCAGGAGCGCTACGCGACTTGGGCAGAGGCCGAGGAGGGGCACGCGCGCTGGGTTCAGCAGGTGTTCAAGCCGACGCCCATCCTAACCATTCCGGACAAAGCATGATCTGCGAGACTTGCCACGGCAAAGGCGTCTACCGGAACACGCTATTGGGCGAGGACCGCCCTTGCATCGACTGCGACGGCTCGGGCGTCGCCAGCTGTTGCGATGCGGCCGGGTCAGCGGTGTTCAACAGCATCGATGAGCTGTTCGCTGACCTCAACGCGCCGGACGGCGTGAGGAAATGCAGGGTATGCGGCTGCACCGACGACGACTGCCGCCAGTGCGTCGAAAAGACGGGCCGGCCTTGCGCCTGGGTCGAGCCGGACCTGTGCAGCGCGTGTCAGCCGCCGCGCGCCTCGTTCGTCTGCCCGCGCTGCGGCGCCGAGAGCTTCAATCCGAACGACATCCGCGAGCGCTATTGCGGTCGCTGCCACGCCTTCGTCGACGACCCGCCGGCGAGCTATCGCGACGACCGCTTCCCTGAGCGCGCCTGCGACTGCTGCGGTAAGCCTTATCGCGGCCCGGCGGTTTATTGTTCGCTCGAGTGCGCGATCGCCGACGCGTGATCATCTCGCCGGCATAATCCCGATTTGACGGCCGCCTGATTTATCGATGTTTTCCGCGCCCATGGCTTATTGGGCGGTCGCTCGCACGCTTGTCAGGCGCGAGGCCTTCGCCGCCAGCCGCCTCGAGGTGGCCGGCTTCGAGGTGTTCGTCCCGAAGGCCAAGAGCGGGCCGCTGTTCCCCGGCTATCTGTTCGTGCGGATCATCGACCGCTGGCGGATCGTCGATCGCACCGTTGGCGTGCTCGGCCTGATCAAGTTCGGCGACGCGCCGGCAAAATGCCCGGACGGCGAGATCGAGGCGTTGCAGAGTCGAATCGACTCTCGCGGCCTGGTCCGCTTGCCACGGACGCCTAGCCGCCGGCGGCCGATCCCGCCAGGCGCGAAAGTCCGAATCGGCGCGTTCACCGCGATCTACGCCGGCATGTCGCCGCGCGAACGCGAGCTGGTGCTGATCGATCTGCTCGGCCGCCAGGTCGCCGTTGAGTTGCGCGCCGGACAACTTGCCGACCCCGTGCATCTTGTCGAAGCCCAGTATTCACGCTAGACCTTCGCCCGTCGCGCCAGCCGTATAAGCCGGAGAAGCAACTCCTCTCCGCCGCGCGGAGCGTTTTCGGGGAAGGGTTGGGAGCCAATGAACAAGCTGCTGCTGACGGGCGCGTTCCTGGCGGCGCTCGGCGTGAGCCCGGCGCACGCGATCACGCAAATCAACGTCGCTGACATCGGAACGCTGTTCAACGAGAGCGTGCCCCTGCCGGCTGAGAACACCCCGGGAAGCGGCTCCGCGTTCGAGCAGTTCTTCGAGTTCACCCTGCCGGTCAGCGAGACGGTCACCGTCTCCATGTCCGACAGCGCGATCGGCTCGGCCCGCATCGTCGGCGGCGTCCTCGGCCTCAGCGATTGGACCTCGACCGGTTCGACGCCTCCGTTCGTGCCGGCTGGCGCCCTGATCGAAAGCTCGTCCATCGTCAACGTCATCGGCGGCCAGGAGGCCACCGTCACCCCCGACAGGCTCGCGGCCGGCGCGTACTTCGCGGAGATCTCCGGACTGAGCGGGGCCTCGCCGCTCAAGATCGCCGTCGACGGCACCGCCACGGCGGTCGTGCCCGAGGCCTCGACCTGGACGATGCTGGCGATCGGCTTCGCGGCGCTCGCTGGCTTCGCCGTCAGCCGCAAGCGGAGCGCGCGCTTCGCGTTCTAATGCCCGCGCTCGCCGCCAATCCCGCTGAAACGCTGCCTTGGCGACATTGGTACAGTCTACAGCGATGGCGGCGGCGCGCTCATCATCAGCTCAGGATCGAGCCGCTGTGCCGGGCCTGCCTGGCACGCGGCTTCGTCACCCCGGCTACCATCGCCGACCACGACCCGCCGCACCGTGGCGACTGGAACGCCTTTCGCCTCGGCCCGCTGCAAAGCCTCTGCGCCGACTGTCACGCGGGCAAATGGGCGGCTGACATGCGCGGCGCGCCCGCCCCGCTCGGCTATCGCCCTGATATCGGCGACGATGGCCTGCCGCTCGATCCGCGGCACCCGTTCAATCAGAGGCCGGCATGAAGTTCGTCGCGCTCGCCTTGCTCGCCCTCAGTCTCTCGGTCGGCGCGACCTCAGAGGCTAACGCCTTCGCCTGCGCCGCCGGCGCGTTTCGGGCTGGCTGCGTCGGACCTCGAGGCGCGGTCGGGGTGCGGCGAGGCTACGGCGGCTACGGCTACCGCCGGCCTGGCGCCTATGGCTATCGGCCTTATGGCGGCGCCGTCGCCGTCCCGCCCGTCCGCTGCGCCTGGGTTAACGGCGTCCGCATCTGCAGGTGAGCGCGGGCGATGGCGGTTCTGATTGAGGCGTCGTTAATTCCGAACGCCGAGACGCTTGAAGCGATCGAAGAGCTTGAACGGGATCAAGGTAAGTCCTTCGCCACCGTCGCGGAGCTGATGGCCGATCTCCATTCCGATGCGGACGAATTAGGCGCGCCGGACGCACATGAAGATCGTCGAGGATTATCTCGATAACCCGGAATGGGTTGAGGCCCGTGACGAGGGCCTGCGCGGCACGGTCTACGAAGTGCCCGACGAGCTATGGGGACGATACCTCGACGCCCTTGCGGCGCTTAGGCGCGTTGATCAGGAGATCACCGCTGCGATTGAGGGGGCCGCCTTCCGGGGCCATCCGCTGGGCGGACGCGGCGCGCCGCCGTACGCTGCGGCGGGGGGGCGGGTTACAAAAAACCGGGCCGCCCAAGGGTGACGGCGCGGGCCTCTTTTTTTCCCGCGCCCGAGGGTTTCGCGAAGGGTGAAAGGATGGGCGAGCCGGCCGCCGAGGCTTTCGCGGCGATCGTGGCCCGGGTCGAGGCGGCGCCGACCGCGCATCGGGCGGCGGAGGAGCTGATCAACGGCGTCAGCCGGCTGATCCGGGCGCGAGCCGGCGAGCCGGCCGGGCTGGTCGCCTTTGCGAACCTGCTAGAGCTAGAGGCGGAACCGCTGGCGGAAACGATCGGCGAGGCGAGCTGGCGAGCGGCGCTGCGGGAGCGAGAGAAGTTGCGGCCGGTCGCCGGCCGGTCGCGGGTGGAGAGAAGGGATTCGAGCTGGATGTTCAGGCGGATAGAGCCGGACGGGCGAGGTTAGGATGGGGACGCGAGGGCCGCCGCCGAAGCCGACGCAGCTGAAACTGATCCGGGGCAACCCGGGCCATCAGGCGTTGAACAAGCGGGAGCCGCGGCCGAGCCTCCCGAGCGAGCCGCCGGAGGCGCCGGACATCCTGACCGGCTACGCGCGCCAGGAATGGGACCGGATCATCCTCGAGCTGACGCGGCTTAGGCTGGTGACTGCGGTCGACATCCATCCGCTCGCCGCCTACTGCGAAAGCTATAAACGGTGGAAGACCGCGGTGGCGACGCTGGACGAGATGGCCGAACGCGACCCGGTTATGCGCGGGCAGATCGTGAAGACGCAGAGCGGCGGCGCCGCGCCCAACCCGATTGTTCTGATCGCTGACAAGGCCGCCCGCGACATGGTGAGATTCGCCAGTGAGTTTGGACTTACTCCAGCCGCCCGGTCGCGCATCAGCGTGGAGCCGGACGACCCGAGCGAGAAGTTCAGCCGCTTCATCGCCCGCTAGGCGCACCGCGAAGGGCAAGGCCCGCGCCGAGCTGGTGATCGGCTTCATCGAGACCCTGACGGTGCCGAGCGGCGTCGGCCAGGGCAAGCCGTTCAAGCTGATGCCGTTCGAGAAGCGGTTCATCCGCGACATCTACGAGCCGCATCGGGACGGCAAGCGGGTGGTGCGCCGGGCGATCCTGTCGATCGCCAGGAAGAACGGCAAGACGGCGTTGATCGCGGCGCTGGCGCTCGCGCACCTGGTCGGCCCCGAGGCGATCCCCAACGGCGAGATTTATTCCGCCGCCAACGATCGCGACCAGGCGGGGATCGTGTTCAAGTTCGCGCAGCAGATCATCGCCATCGAGCCGGGCCTGGCGGCGCTGGTCGACGTCGTGCCCTCGACCAAGACCATGATCGGCCGGCCGACCGGCTCAGTCTATCGGGCGGTGTCGCGCGAGGCCGGAACCAAGCACGGGTATTTGCCTTCGGTGGTCATCTACGACGAGCTGGCGCAGGCGAAGAACCGCACCCTCTATGACGTGTTCGATACGTCGTTCGGGGCGCGCGACGAACCGCTGTTCATCGCCATCTCGACGCAGAGCAACGATCCCGAGCACATCCTGTCGAAGCTGATCGATGACGGGCTGAGCGGCGAAGACCCGTCGATCGTTTGCCATCTGCACGCGGCCGACGATGACTGCGCGCTCGATGACGAAGCGCAATGGCGCAAGGCCAATCCGGCGCTGGGCGTGTTTCGCGACCGCGAAGATCTGGCCTCGGCGATCCGCAAGGCGATCCGCCTGCCGGCGGAGGAGCCCAAGGTCAGGAACCTGTTCCTCAATCAGCGGGTGTCGCCGATCGCGCCCTTGCTGTCTCGCGCCGAGTGGACAGCCTGCGCCGGCCCGGCCGAGTTCATCGCCGGCGAGGACGTCTATCTCGCCCTCGACCTGTCGAGCGTCATCGACCTTACGGCGCTGGTTATGGTGTCGGTCGCCGAGCCGGCCCGGGTCGCGCCGTTCTTCTGGAAGCCGGCGGACCTGTTGAACGAGCAGTCGGCGCGCGACTTCGGCGCCGGCAGCGGCCGTTATCGGGAATGGGCCGAGGCCGGCTTCCTCCGGCTGTCGCCCAGCCGCTCGATCGATCCGGGCGTGGTGGCGCTGGCGATTGCCGAGTTGCATCAGCGCTACAGGGTCCGTGGCCTCGCGTATGATCGCTGGCGGATTCAGAGCTTGCTCAACGAGTTCGACCGCATCGGCCTGCGCGCGTTCAAGGACGGCGACAAAGGCGACGGGCTCCGGCTGATGCCGTGGGGCCAGGGCTATCAGGACATGGCGCCGGCGGTCGACGCACTCGAGCTCGCCATCTTCGAGCGCCGGCTCGCGCATCCGAACCATCCGATCCTGAACTGGAACGTCGCCAACGCGGTGGTGACCATGGACAAGGCGGGCAATCGGAAGCTCGATAAGGACAAGGCGCGCTTCCGCATTGACGGCGCGGTCGCGCTGGCGATGGCGATGGGCCTGCGGGCGCGCGACCGCGCCAAGCCGGCGATCGACGTCATGGCTTTGATCGGCTGAGCCTACGAACGCAGCGTGGACAAGCACTTGGATTGCTAGCGAACGCAGCGTGTACATCTGCCGCGCAAAGGCCGAACATCTGGTGTCCAACTGCCCGCCGGCAAAGAGAAACCCGCCGGGGCGGC